GGATAAGACTCTTAAGGTAAATCCATGGGCAGAAGCTGGTTCACTTAGTCAAGATAAATATTTCGATCCTGATAAAACAACTGGTAGTGCTCAGTGGAAAGGTCTTTTAGATGATACAAACCCAGACGTTAGAGATAATGATTTCTATAGATCTGCAAGGTCATTCATTAGTCCTGATGAGAAAGGGTTTAAACCAGCTGATGATGCTTATAAGAAGTGGGAAAATTTTGCCTTTAATGATTTTGCGCCAGGTAATAAGACAGGTGGGTTAGCAGATAGAGTTGATACGGCTGATGTGCAGTCGTTTTATGATACATATTATGCCTCGCGTCTAATAGACGACGAAACTTTCGTAGGTTCATCCAACCTTAGATATATGTTTGAAGAACCCGCTAATGCTGGTAGTACTGAAGCTAATCCTAATGAGGCTAACAAAGCTCCAAGTCAAGAGGTAACAGTGTAATGGCTGCTTGGGAAGAAACTAAAGAAGGTTCAACTACTTTTAGAAGACCTACAGTAAAAGCTGATGGAACTAGAAATCAAACTGCGAGTGAATTAAGAGATGTTGGAATAAGAGCTTTACTTGGTAAATTGCCAGGTAATTGGCCCGTCATTGCTGATATAGGAATGCACATAATGGGAAAGGATACTGATGCTGCTTTAGCTAAAGGAAAAGACTATTTAGGTAATGTAATGAGTGGATATTGGAAGCGTATGGGTGAAGATCCAGCTAGAGCTACTTACAGTAGATTGACTGAGAAAGCAAATCCTAAGCAACAGGCAGGTGCTGTGCAAACAGGGCGACCTAGACCTGAGGATACTTTCTTTAATCCTAGTGGTGACGTCCTTTTAAAAAGTACTCAAGATTTAAAGGATCGAGGTTGGAGAAGAGGTCTTTATGAAAATCCGGAGATAACTGCAAGTGTTGTTGGTGCAACTACGGCTGCTGCGCCATTGATTGCAGGTGGCTTAGCTTTAAGTGCATTTGCTGAAGGTGGAAAGCCTCGTTCATCTTATTCAAATTCTGTTGAAGGCTATGATTTAAGTGACACAGGTAGTAGATCTTCTAATGAATACAACCCAAGTGTTGAATCAGCAAGAGAAGCTGCTCGTGCTAAGACTGAGTTAGAAAATTTAAAGCATGCTCATAAAAGAGAACTTATAGAGTTAAGAGGCGAGGCGGGTACTCCAGGTGTACAGGGAGGTTCTTCAGGAGTTTCTACGGATGTAGATAGATTTCTTAATAACGTTTATGGAAGAGGAACAACTAAGTACTTCTAAATGAGTGAACGTATAATGAATAAAAAAGAGATTTAAAATGTCTACCAAGTCTATCCATAAGAGAGTTGATGATAATTCTGAAGAGAAAGAAACATTTGGGGGAGCCTTCTCTAAAAATTTCGGACCTGAGTTTGGAAAGAGTTTTCTTGATATCTGGAAGTCTGGTGGAATGGGTGGAGGAAGTAGCAGTGGTAGTGGAGATAAAAATGTATTTAATCCTGGAACAATGGGTGGAGGTTCAATATCTCCTATAGGTGATAAGGGTAAACACTTCTTATTCCAATACACTCATCCACAGGCAACTATTATGCCAACAGCTCCTTCTCAACCTGGGCTTGGTGAAAAGCTTCTTGGTAGTGCAGTTGGTGCTGGAGTTTCTGCTGGTGCACAGGCTTTATTTGCCGCCTGTGATGAAAGACTTAAAGTTGATATGGCTCCACTAGAAAGTACTGAAGTTAGTGATTCTTTAGCTGAGATTGCATTCTTTGTTAAGGGGCTCCGTGAGTGCGCTTGAGAAGTTAAAAAAGTTAGAGCCGATTCAATTTCGGTATAAAGAAAATATAGATCCAGCTCAATCGTTAAGAGCTGGATTTTCGGCACAACAAGTACAAGAAATTATCCCTGAAGCTGTGCATGAAGTGGATGGAGTTTTGATGCTTGATTTAAACGTTTTGCGGAATTATTTATCATTAGCTAAAGAAGAGTTATTGTCTAAGAGTTAGAGCCACTAAAATAATTAGATATATGTATTGAGATTAAAAAAATGGGTTGGGGCACACTAGTTTCAAAAGGTCTTCCTTATTTAGATGACGCATTAAGATTTGCTAGACCTATTGGTACTCATTTAGGAAATAATTTGTGGAAATATGGTGGTGCTTATGGGTTTGGTTCATCTGCATTACAGGGTGAAGGATTAGGAGGAATGATACAGGGTGGTCTTCAAGGCGCTTCCATGGGGCAGATATTTGGACTGGGTGGACCAAAAGCACGTTTCTTAGGTAGAGCAGGCTTAACTAAGATGGGTGTTCCTCTTTCAAGAGCACAAAATTTAGCGGCTGTAGGTGTACCTCTTGCTAGTGGTCTAGGTGTAATGGCTACAAGTGGTTCAGGTGGACCTGTTGGTGGTGCAGTAAATAGAACTGGAGGTATTGCAGCTAGTCAATTATCAGGACGAGGAGATCCTAATTCTGGAGATGTTTTAGGAAGTCAGAATTTACCACCAGGAACGATTGACCGGATGATGGGACCACAAGGTAATTACTGGTATCGCTTAGATCCAGCAGGAGTTCCATTTGGCGATAGGCTTGGTAGACAATTAGATGCAAGAACAAACGCAAATGTAATGAATATTCTTGGCGATACGACTTTTGCTCAGACTGAGAGAAAAGAGAAAGCAGACCTTGCTCGTCAAGCCGCTGCTAAGCAGTTAAAAGAGAATATTGAGATGGCTAGAGCGATGAGTGAAGCTTCTCAGGCATCAGGATTTAATATGGCTGAAGCTAGTAATCAAGCTGTAGCAAATGCAATGCAAAACAGAAACAACTTTAGATACTTCTAAGGACCATGAGTACAAAACTCAATAATCGCAAAGATAATTTCTTAACTAAGATTAATAACATCTTAGGGATGGGAAATAATTCTTCTGTTGGGAGGATTAATTATTGGGACCCAACTATTCCTGATCCTAGATTTGATCCTACAAAAAAAGGGCCACAATATGAACAATTACCTGATGGAACATTAGTCAGGGATGGTGTAATTATTAGTGAAGATGCACCTACTGGGTGGTTAGGTATACCTAGAGTTTTCACTGGTGCATATGATGCATTACCTTGGACTAAAGGGGATCTTGATAAGAGAGGATCAGGTTTAGATGAATGGGGAAGAAGAATAGATGCTCCAAATACGTTAGGAGGTGTACCTATTGAGATATTTGCTGAAAAGAAAAATCCAGATTATGATCCTACAAAAGCAGTTACATCGGACCCAGTTCCAAACCTAGGTTCTGGTCTGTCAGTTGGAAAGATTATACAAGATGGTTATTCGGGATGGCGTGATAGGAGGCTGAAGGATAGAGAGAGGGAACAAAATCTTCTTTATAACAAGATTGCTAATGAATATGCTTATCAGTTAGATAAGGCTCAGATGTATGACTATATGAACTCACCAATGGGAGTGGCAAGAACTAATTTAATGTCTCAACAAGCTTTTGCAGTACCACGTATAGCCAAGGCTGCACTTATTGAAGCAAGAGCTAAGTCACAAGATGCGGCGAACGAATTTGGTCAATTAGGATTGAAGAGAACATACTTCACAGGTTAGTTAGCTTCACCGTTGGTAGAATCTAAATAATGCTAATTGATAAATTTTAAAGATGGCTGACGACAAAAACGATCCAAATAAGGTTGCGGATAAAAAGTATACGATTGGCGGTAATGTCTATACCGTTGATCAGGAGACAACGAACCAATTAGTACTGGACGAGGCAGCTGCGGCACAAACGCGGATCAACATGAAGTTGGCTGCGGAAGAAGATAAGGGTCTGAAGACATATTTCACAACAGAAGAGATGAGAGCTGCTCAAGGAGCCTCTGATCTTAAAAAAGGTGAGTATGAGGCAATTGGTAAGCAGGATCGATTAAAGGTAGGTGTTGAAGGATTAGAAAGAAGAAAGGCGTTAGAAACTGAAGGAGCGGAACAACGAGAAACTGCTGAAACTGTTGGCGCACAAACGAGGTTAACTGAAGGTATAAAAGGGCAACAAGAGCGATTAACACAATCCGAAGGATTACAAGAGAGTGGAAGACAGGCTCGTGAAACTCAAGCAGAGCGTTATGTAGGAGAAAGAGGCTTAGTTAAGACAACTGCAGCAGAAGCAAGGGAAACCCAAGCTGAACGTTATGCAGGAGAAAGAGGTCTAATAGGAGAAGGAGGTAAGCAACAACGAGAAACACAATCCGAACGTTATGCCGGTGAAAGAGGATTAGTCAGTTCTAAAGGAAAAGAAGAACGTCAGACTCAAGCGGAGCGGTATGCGGGTGAAAGGGGATTATTAGGGGAAGGAGGGGCTCAACAGAGACAGACACAGGCTGAAAAATATACAGGAGAAAGAGGATTAGCAAGAGTTGGTGGTGAAGAAGCCAGAGCGTTAGAAAGGACCCGTGGATCAGAGACACGTCGTACAGATATGCAAAGAGAAGCTTTCCGTCGCTACAAGGAGGATAGGGATTATAGTCAAGCTCGCACAGCAACTAGAGTATGACCGAATGGTTAAAGAGCCTTTCTTTAAAAGATAGAGAAGCCTTTTTAGCCTTTTGTAAACAAACTCGAAGCTCAATTCAAATGTATTTGTATTCCCGATTTCTTGGGTTTACAGGTACCATCGTTCAATGCGATAAATGGGCTCAGAGAAAATTCAAAAGGCGTAACTTTAATGAAGTATTGGAAGCTGAAATTGATTCAATGCAGCAGGATATTTCTAATTTAAGAATTGGTATTGAACAAGGTATGGTGAAGCAGGACATGGGTACCGCCAGAATTGCAATGCTTCAAAAGGAATTAAGGGGAACGATTAAACAACTTAGTGATGAGAAGGTATTACTAGATAAACAAGGTTTAATTCTTGCTGGAGCAGACAGAGCTTTACGAGAAATGTTGTCTATTTTTAGAGACGATCCTATTGAAGGTCCATTAACAGAAGCATCAATGGGAGTTTGGACAAAAATCTTACAAGAGGAAAGTTAGAGATTCTTAAGCTATGCTACGTGCATGGCAGGTACAAGTATTTATAGCGTCTACAGACGCACTGCAAGAGCAGCAGCTAAGCAGCAGGTAGTCAAAAAGACTTCCAATATTGATGTCGAACGTGCAAGAGTCGATTTTGCATATTTTTGTGATGTTGTAGGTGATAAACCTCCTGCAAGTCATCATAAACAATGGCATAAATATCTATGTACGGGTGATAGTAGTGAATGTTTATCTGGTATTGCTGGACCTAATATTGATATTCTTGCTCCACGAGGTTCAGCTAAGTCAACGGTTCTAGGTTTGTTCACAGCTTGGTCAATTGGTGTACATGCTTTAAAGCGTATGCCTTTGAAAATTTTATATATTTCTTATACGGTTGATGTGGCAAGACCTAAGAGTGCCGCTATTAAAAGAATTATTGAAGAAAGTAAGACTTATAAAGAGGTTTTTCCAACAGTAAAAATTGCTAAAGGAATAAACTCAAACGAATATTGGAGTATTGATTGGAAATTTGCAGGTATTAAATCTACTGGTGAAGAAGAATTTACCGTTTGTTGTGCAGGTCTAAAGGGTGCTGTGACATCTAAACGTTCTCATCTTTGTATTATTGATGACGCAATTAAGAGTGCAGATGATATTAAAAATAGGGATATCCGCCAAGCTATGGAGGACAACTGGAATGCTGTTATTGTTCCAACTATGTTTGAGGGTGGAAGAGCTGTTTGTCTAGGGACTCGTTTTCGTCATGATGATATTCATAAAACTACTTTTACTCCAGCAAATGATTGGGTTCAAATTATTCAATCTGCAATAACTGTAGATAAGAATGGAGATGAAATATCTTATTGGCCTGAGATGTGGTCATTAGATTATCTTCGTGATCGTCGAAGACAAGCTCCAATTGCCTATAGTTTCCAGTATCAAAATCAAATTGTACAGACAAGTGAGTTATCTCTTTCACCAGATTTAATTGTTAAAGGTTCTATTGCGACTCAATTTGATGCAATGGGTGTAGGTGTAGATTTATCAGCAGGAGTAAGGGAACAGAATGACTATACAGTTTTTGTAATGGGAGGTCGTATTAAAGACAAAATTCATATTATCGATTGCAAGAGAATACGACTTATGGGTAATTTAGAAAAATTAGATAGTTTAATGGAAATGATGGAAGAATGGGGTGTGATTCACAAAGATAATAAAAATTATTTCCCTACTGGAAATGCTGTTCATATTTGGTCAGAAGCTGTTGCTTATCAGGCATCTTTAGAGGCTGATTTTAAAAGAATATGCTTAGGAGATCAGGGTTTATATAACATGATATGGCATGCAGTTAAAGGATTTCGCGGGGACAAAGTTGCACGTTTTAGGGGAATTATGGGTCTTTTTGAACAGAGAAAAATTATATTTAATAAGTACAGGAGATTTACTAATTTAACTGATGAAATTGTTAATTTTGGAGTTAGTTCCCATGATGATTGTGTGGATGCATTGGTATGGCTGTGTAATGGATTAATGACCAAAGGAAAACTAGAGTTAGAGTATTGACGATTTAAACTGGAAAGACACCTACCAATGTCAAACAGCTATTACAACGTAGAAATCGAACAGGACGCTTATGGTTCTGTTGTCATTCCTCTGCCTGATGAACTTTGTCACGATTTGGCTCTTCAGCCAAGTGAACGATTTGATGTAGAAGCCGAGGGTGATGTGATTACTTTAAAACGTTTGCATGCTGGTTATACCATTGACCAATAGACAATTCGTTAAAAACTCATGAGTGATACTGCTACTAAATCCGCACTCGATCCTCTTATTAAGGCGGTAGTAAATCGAGACGGTAGCGGATCAGCCGACACGATGCTGATTAATGCTCATTTATCTCAAATGAAAATGTTTGGGATACGTCAAGGAGTTGAGTTTTATCCTGATCAAGATAACTTCGGAACACAAAGATTTGATTTTATTCAACAGGTTATAAAGTTCAATAAATTAGATGCAAGACTTGATTCCATATGGGATAGGTTTTTAGCCTATGGAAAAGGTCTTTTTTATATTCGACCAACACAAAAGACTTATCGTCTTTATTGGTTTGATAAAGATTCTTATCGTACTTATTACTCGCCAGAAGGTGATTTAGAAGAAGTAATCATCATCTATCCTTACAAAGTTAAAGCTTCTAAGGGATTTAAGGGTGCAGGTTTAAATACAGATAAACGTTATATGCGTTTACGTATTACTCCTGAAGAGATTGAAGAATTTCATAGTGAACAAGAAATAACTTTCGATAATGAAAAGATGGATTATGCCACTTTCGATAAGAAAGTGCATGACAACAGTATGGAGTTTATTCCATGTGTAGAAGTTTTTAATAATCCTGATGCTTTTGGTACTGATGGAGCTGGTGAGTTTGAGTGGTTATCTAGTCAGATAGTTGCTCATGACGAGATGGTAAAGAATATTCGTGCAAACTTATCATTCTTTGGAAATCCAACTTTACTTTCTTCTCGACCAAAGCAAGACATTATCGAGCAAAACTCAGATGATGTAGCACAAAGGCCAAGTATTTCTAGCCAATCTGGTTTTAATTCAAACTTTGATCTTTCTAGTTCTACTTTCAAACAAGACCCTACAACTAGACAGCAACCAGGTTACATAGGTAAACCAGGTAGTGGTTACCGAGTTCCAAGAGTTATTGCTAATTTGGAGCCAACTGATCGTGTTGGTTTTATTACTCCTAATGCTGTAGGTACCGACCAAGCTCGTTATGCAGAACAGCTTAGAAGTGAGATAAGACTCGCTCTAGGTGGTATTGATGACCTAAGCATCACAAACGTGACTGCAACGGAGATTAAATCAGCTTATGGACGTGTTAGTGCCACAGCTAAGAAGAAATGCCTACAGCTTTATACATACGGCGTCTGTAAGTGTTTTGAGTTAATGATCTTCCAAGAAGAACAAATCTTCCGTAAGTCATTAGCTTATCAATCAGGAATTAAATATCCAGTTCCTCCTGAAGATCCCGATGATGAAGTGCTATATGAGAAGTATATAAAGCAAAAAGATAGATATGAGAGTCGTTTACAGAAAGCTATTGATGCTGCAGTTGAGACTAAAGAGATTCCAGATGGCGTTGTAGGACTGGCTCCTGACGGAGATAGATCAGTTAGTTGGCGTTGGATGGGACCAGTTTATGAGGATACGGCACAAGATAAATTGAACCAATCTATCTTCACAAGAAACCTACAAGAATTGGGTGTTGATAGTATAGAAGCACTGAAGTATTTATTTCCTTCCAAAACTGATGACGAGATTGCAGGAATGCTTTCTGGTTATCCGTTTAGAATGGTAGGAGAAGTACAGAGGGCGTATTCTCAACTCATTGACTTAGTCAATCAAGAGATGAGGACTCCGCATCCGCAGCAACCGAATTTACCGATGGCTGCAGACCCGAGACTTGATCTCACCCCATTTTTATATAGAACCCTCGAATCATTACAGAAGGAAGTAACTTATGCAGGACGCTACCGTAGCGCCGACCCAATCGGCACCCCAAGTATCCCAGACCCAGCCGACCAGCTACGTGGCTCCAGCGGCTCAGTCAGCAGCCCAGGCACCCGTAGTGGGAACGTCTCCCCAATGGGTGGCGAGCTCCCAGCCGATGGCGGCACCAATGACACAAGCGCCAGCGCAGACGGCGGTACCTTACCAGAATTCAGCCCCTACAGCGTACAGCCCCCAGGTATCCCAGGCTCCCCAACAGCAGGAGAGTCCTTACAAGGAGGCGTTCAACAAGGTGGTGGGGCTCCTGAGTTCACCAGTCCAATTCCCGTTCCAGGGTCAACAGTCGCCTCAGACTCAAGCAGTCGACCCGGCCAGTTACGGTTCCCAACAAACGACCCAATTCGCCAACCAGGGTCTTCAGACCTCTATGCCTGGGATCAACAACAGCCCGGCATACTCGGACAACTCTTCCCAAACCTTACAGGAGATAACACCAGACCAGCTCCTCGCAAACGGAGTTAGTCCTGCAAGCATCAATGTCATTGATCATTTTGGTCCTGACACTGCAGCTATTCTTAATGACTATTCTTGTCAATTAGAAGATGCTGTATCTGCTACTAATGGTCAGTTAAATGAGGCAGCAGGTCTACTTAAGGAATTATCTGCAGAGCATAAGGTTTACGAAAGAATCCTTACTGATCCAGATGTTCTTGCTGATTACACATGTGAGTTCTTTGGTGAGAATGGTCCTTATCCTGTTCCTGCACAAAGACCAGCAGCTCCTCAAGGTCAAGCAGTAGGTCAGCAGTATGCAAATGCTCCTCAGGTAACTGGACAGCCTAATGTTACTGGACAAGCTCCAGCTGCAGCAGCTCCTTCACGCCCTGAGATGCCAGTTCCTCCACAGCCTCAGAGAGCGGCTAACCCAACTGATTTCTGGAATAACTTCGGAAATGCAGCTGATCGTAACCCTCAAGAAGCTTGGAAGTATCTAAATGCAGCTCAGCAAGATCCTGAAATCTTCCGTCAAAAGCTCCTTGTAATGGAGTAATTCAATAACTAAATAAGGGGTAGTTTTTCTACCCCCTATTTTATTTTTTTTACTAATGGCAAAAAAGAAAGGTAGCGCACAAGATAGAACAAATTCATTTCTTTCTGGATTTGGTACAGCTGGGGGAGGTATGGGAGCCCCAGGACTGACAATGTTTGGTGCTGGTGACGCTCAGAGACAAGTTATATATGGAATGACAGACAATTATGGTGCAATGAGAGATCCAGCGGTTAATGATTCTCCTATGCCTCAAGATTTAGAGTCAAGTTATTTGAAATTAAATCTTCCAGGTTCTCCATTACCGATGAATGGTCTTTCATCAACTCAAAATCTGAATGCAAGTATTAATAATCAAAAGATGTTTCTTGCACAATATCAGATGACCTTGGCACAAATGATGCCACCTGCCGCTTTCCAACAACTTCCTGTTGGCTATCCACCTGCTAAGAAAAAATGAGCAAAGAAAAAGCTATTGAAGCCGTTGAAAAGTCTGAAGACTACAAGAATATAATGATGGCTCTTGCTGCAGAACAAGAAGCTTCTCAATCAGATTTGCAACCTCAAAATATTAATCCAAATCCAAAGCCTGATGGACAAGCAGTTGTACCTTCTACTGCTTATTCTCAGTACAACATGGTCTAGTAGACGTCAAACTTATATAAGTAGGTTGATAAACCCATATTATAATTATTTCAATGGATTTTTTCCAGATATAGAGACTTCATCCTCGTAAGAGGATTTTGTTCTCAGATATCAGCAAACTAAACGCTGAGAAAACAAAATGTTTATAGACAACGATTTCCCCAAACTGCTTGGTGCGGAGCTTTATAGGCCCCATCCAGCGTATATTGTGGAGATGGCTGCCGAACCAGTAGTCGTACATGACTTTACTAAGCAACCTGGTCAAACTGTTCAGTTAGACCGCTACAGGTTCTTTGGTAACCCTGGCACTAAGACAAGCCGTGAGCGTACTCAGGATCAAACCATTGGTACAGCAAACAGCAGATCTATTGTCAAGGACAAGGTTCTAGTATCTCTCCGTGAATATACTGGACCAGCAGATCCAAATAACACAAATCTCCCTAGCACATTCAAGATTGCTCGTGAGACATTAATGACCGCTCAGCGTCTATTGCTTGATACTGGGAACCTTAACATGTTCCATCAGTCAATAGGATCGCTTACCCTTCTTGATGATTATCGCCGTTGGCGTGATCGCGTCTTCTTAGACGAGCTATTCAAGACTGAATCACGTGGTCAAAGTAGTGATTCACAAGGTGGTTACTACTATCCTAACGGAAAAGCTAAGAGTAACTCCACTACTCTTACTGCTTACACAGCTACAGAATACGCTTCTGAGCGCTTCAAGTTCAATGTAAAAACTGACCTTTTAGACGTTGTTAAGAGCTTACGTAAGCGTCACGTACCAGTTTTCGCTGATGGCTACTATCGTTGCATAGCAGATCCTTCACTTATGAAAGATCTACGTGCTGATCAAGGCTTCCGTGAAATTGCACGTTACCCAGGTATGGGACAGCCTAACCCTCTTATGGGTGCAATGGCTCCTAACCAGGCTATCTACGGTGGCGGACAGTACGGTCAAGCACAATTCGTAGCTGGCGAGCCAGTTATGCCATCAGGATTTGTTTTTGAAGGTGTTAGATTCTTCGAATCTACTAACTTCCCTGACAAAGAGATCTCGGTCGATATCGGCGATGGTAATGGTGCACAAACTAAGAAAACTCCTGCCGGCCTATTCTTCGGCCCTCAGGCGATCGGTGTAGGTATTGGTGGTCCAAATGCTCAAGTTCTAATTAATAACAACGACGACTTCAGTCGCTTTATCATTTTGATATGGCAACTTTATGCCGGCTTTGCGAACTTGAATAAGGACTTCATTACAACAGCCTTCACTATCACTGAATAAGGAGGTATTAACTAATGGCATCTTATAAAGGACAATCTGGAGCCGTTCTCCAGCCAGGTAATCAGATTAATAGACTTTCTGGTTACAACGACGAAGGCGTTTTCGGCCTTCCAGGTGTTGAAGCATTTGAAATTGTTGGTTATGTAAAAGTTTCCAACGTAGCGGCTGATAAAGCCTCTTACAAGAGCTTCAATATCACAGTACCTTCTCCTGATAGACGTTCTGGAGACAGAGTTCGTGATGATCGTACTAGCCTTGTTGTACAAGCTAGTGCTGCTCGTCCAGCTTATGTCTACGGAGCTTCAATCGCTATTGGACAGGATGTTCCTACTCTCGCTGCAGATCGCGCAGGATTCCCTGCTGCACCTGTAACAGCTGACTTAGGAGCTACAAGTACTGAGCTACTACTTCTAGGACCTGACAACAGTGGCGCACCACTCGGTGTTCCAGCTACTCAGTTAAATGGTCTAGCTGCAGCTAGTTCTTCAATTACTGCTGCTTCTAGTGCTTTTGCTCAAGGAGCTGCTGACACAACAACAGGCAACCTACCATTCTGGTCAAGCGTAACTAGCACAATTGCTGCTGGTGATGCTGCTGATTCCATGATGTATAAGGTTGTAGCAGATACCACATTCAAGGTATACAATGTAAACGCAATTACTAACACTTCTGTGTCTGGTGATGGTGTTTATATTAGTGCTGACGATTCAACTGCTGGTCGCGCAGGCTACATTCTTTGCCGCGTGAACTATCTACGTCCTGCTGCTAATGTTTCTTGGAATGATATCCAAGGATTCATCGATTTCGCCTCTCAGTTAGGTGGTAACGACGAGTAATAATCTTTTAGATTAAGAGAATTAGGCGAGTCCTTGTGGCTCGCTTTTTTCTTGTCTATAATTTGTGTACTGACAAATTCATTATGCAATTAATCACTGTGATATTTATTATGGGTATCACTTTAGCTTTAATTGGATTATTGATGGATAACTCTCACCCTAACCATCCGCTTTAAAAGCTAAGGTTTAGTAGGGTTATTGTCGTAACGTATCAACCTAGTCTGTTTATGTTGTATCAATACAAAGTCACTGGAGGACTTGTTGAAGTTATCTCTTCTCATGGTGAAGGCATCATGATGTGCCTAGATGCACAAGATGAAGTTTTATATGTAGATGAGTGTGATTTGACTCCTCATATAGATGCTACTAATGAAAAAATACGCACAGAAGAACGTCTTACTGCAGAATTAGCAGCTGAAGGAGTTAAACCTGCAAAACTAACTACAAGAGAGACTTTCCCCATTGATACTCGTGTCAATATTAATACTGCTTCTGCACGTCAAATTGCTGATGCGTTACCTGGGGTAGGTCTTAAAACAGCTCGTGATATTAAAGATTTACAGACTTCCCAATCTGGTGAAAGATTTCAGAAGTTAGAACAATTGAGAAATATTAAACGAGTTGATTGGGATGAAATTTTTAAGGAGAACTTAGTCCGAGTAGACTGACACTAGGCTTGTTTTAGTGTTGATTAATGAAGCTTGATACTTATGTACAATCTAAGGTGCGTTGGCATCTAGGTTATAATTTAACCTCGGTACCAGCTGGTGACCAAGCGCGACTTGAAGAGGCAATGAATAATATTCAGGACTCTTTTTGGTATGACAAGATTGTTGAACAGATTAGTCGTTGTGACGAGGCTGAAAAACGCACTGATATGACTGGTAGCGTTAATAATGATTCAGTTCCAAAAAGTAGAATAGAGAGTATTTTAGGTGACGTTGATAGAACAATTTCAACTTCTGATTTTAAAGAGACACTTAAAACTTGGACGCAGATTTATTTATATGAAACAGATAGATTAGCTCTCCATTTATATGTTCCAAACTATAGAAATCCAGAGCAAGCACGTTATCGTTTCAATAGAGAAGGGGCTGAATTTATTCAAGCCTTACCTGGACCTGCTGACGTTGCTGTTGGTACCAGAATTGTTCTTGAAACTAATTATCGTTAGGAGTTTTCATTATGGCATTAGATCCAGCTGCAAAGAGAGAAAGAGCTAAACGATTAGCTACTGATTATTCTGCTTCTCAAAGAGAACGGGATCAACAGGATCGTAATAGAGGAGCTCAACGTCTTGGAGCTACTTCAGAAGGACAAAAATCTCTTAATAGAGAAAGAGAAAGAATAGAGAGACCTACTCCAAGTGAAACTACTGAAGTAGAAAAAGAATTACATTCGGCTAATAAATTTTCAAATACTCCTCAGGCTACTAAAGCAGAGTCTGAGAATTTAAAAAATAGCAGAGACCCCTGGAGGTAATTATGTCGATTTTCGATGATATGGATTGGGAAAATACTACTGAACGCGGTAGTAAGTATGGAGAAAAGTATAAAACTGCCAAGGCAGATCCTAAGTCACTTGGTGGATATAAGAGATGGACTGATTCTACTGAAAGAACAGGAACTGCTAAGAGTAAAGAAAGTAAAGGTAAGGAATTTTTAAGTATTTTTAAAAAGGATTTTGCAAATAAATTTAGGGATAATACGTAGCGTTTCCCCCTGTTATTCTAGGTAATAAGTCAGTTCTAGTTTTATGGCTATAAATTATTTTCAGGATACTATTTTCAGTACAGAAAGTACGTTATCAGCACCAGCTGTTGGTACCGCTTTACAAGTAGCTGTTAATAATACTTTCTCTACAAGGGATTACACTTTTATTGTTACTGTTGCCAGTGTTGATACAAACGTAATTGTTAGATTAGAAGGTAGCGTTGATGGAACTAATTATGCTCCAATAATAGCTAATCAGACAATAACTGCTAATGGAACAACTTCTTATAGTGTTTCTGGAAGACCAGTTAAGTGGGTAAGAACAAATTGGGTAAGTGAGGCAGGTGGTACTGCGGCTACTGTAACCTTCAATGTAGCGGCTGCATAAGATGGCAGGACGTTTTAACGCTGTTCAACCTACAACAAGAAACGGGTATCTTTTTGGTGCAAGAAGAGAAAGAATACCTTGGGAGTCAGAGGGACCTGACACTGGTAGGCGTTTTACTGAAGGAAGACAACAACGTATGGCAGGACAGAAGAATATTGCAGGTATAACTCCAGGGTATCAAGATGCCCCTCAAGGTGTTGGAAGAGGATTTAAGCCTAAAGATAGTGATGCATGGGAAACACAAGAGCAGAACGATGCATACGATCAACAAGATCCTTGGAGAACTTTTGAAGAAGATCTTGATCCAAAAGTAGCTCGCTGGTAAAAAACCTTCAGTTATAATTGAAATTAAGTCTATCTATCAATAAAAGTGTCAAGTAGTAGTTCGAATAAACAACCGTTAATGGTAGATCGTCCAGCGACGACTTCTACTTTATTAACTGTTGCATCAGGTCAAGCCTTTTCTACCAGTCTTATTCCAACTGCTGTTGGTAACTCTACAAAAGTTTTTGATGTTGACTCTGCTTTGACAGATACATCTATTAGTGGAGCATATATAGATGAGATTTGGTTTCGTTATAGCAAAAGAGTAATTGAAAAGATTGATGCTAGAACAGCGACTTCTGGTACTTATTCAGCAAACTCGACTACTGCAACAATAACTATTTCTGGTGGTCATAATTTAGAAGTAGGTCAAGCAGTATTTTTAAACTTTACCAGCTATAACAGTGGAACTGTTCCAATAGATGGTACATTTACAATTGTCACTATTACTCCAACAACATTTACTGTTACTATTCCTAGTCTTGGTGGAACAATTACAGGTAATGTAGATGTTTATGATCCAATTGATTTTTGTTTTTATTTAGTAAGTACAGGAACAGTTACTAATATTAATCAGTTCTTCCCACTATTTGTTGCAAGTATTGATGCTGTAGCTGCTACACAATATTGTAGTTTAACTTTAAAAGAAGTTCTACCTCTTATTAATCATCCTGTTGTTCAGGCTGGTTCTAATTTTGGTTCTGCTAATAATGAAATAGCTCCTAAACAAAGAGGATTAATGCTTAAGCGTGGACAGGCTTTATACGTCTCTGTTAGCGGTACAGCGGCTTTGACGAATGGTTTCTATTGTAATATACAAGGTGGATATTACTAAATTAAAAGATGCCTTTTGGTATAGGTAAATTTAATACTTCGCCCAAAACAGATTTTGATAAAGGGTTTTCAAAGAATCTAGATAATGGTGCTTTTTCTGTAGCCGAAAGTGGTGGAAGAAGTTATAAAAATAGTGAAATTAGATTTTATAATACCGATTCATTATGGAGTAGATGGCGTAAAGGATTTGAATTATATACGTTAACTCAAAGTATGTTAGGTTCCACTGCGAACGAAAGACAACGTCGTGGTGATTACCGTTTATACTTTACTTTTCAGCAGTTTCCAGGTGTATTTATTCCTGCAAGACTCTATACTTTTCCCTCTACTAATCAAGAATTAGGAGAACATATTGTTGGAATGCGTGATACAGATGCATTCAGCTTTTACGATTATGGTTTGCCAATCCTTGGGGTAAGATATTTAGGTAAATCTGTCAGTGCTACATACAGTCAATCAGGTACAACGTTAGTTGTTACTAAACAAGATCATGGTTTATATCCTGGAGAAAGTGTCTGGTTAGATATTTCAACTGGAGGAGGTGTTGACGAAACACTCTCAATCGTAAGCACTACACAAAATACATTTACTGTCACTACTTCAGCATCGGCAACTAACAACGGAAATGTTAACTATTATTTATCGACTACTTTTGGGGATTCGCGTTGGACTACTACAAGAGTTCGTATTCGTTATTTGCCTACAGAGCTTTCTTTCTTTTCAGGCGAACGGTTAGCTGATCGGATTATAGAAAAAGATCCAGGGCTTGCCTCCACTTATTCAAGAAGTGGCTCTACAGTTACAATTACATGTCCATCTGCTCATGGTTTATCTTCAGGAAATAAGGTATTTATTGATGTCACTAGTGGTACTGTTACCTCTGGTCGATATACAATTACTGTTACTAGTACTACTCAGTTCACTTTAAGTACTCTTCTTAGTGGTACAACATCAGGTAATGTAACTGTTAGTCGTCTACTTAGAGGTAGAGATTACAAAAATTATGTAGGTTACACGGTTACTGGTTTAGATGCTGTAACAAAAGAAATTATATTTCAAAGAGCTGATAGTTATGGAGCTACAACTGCTGATGAGGTGACATCGACTGTTGTACCTGCTCATCGTGGTTTTCTTGTAGGTAGATTTTTAACAACTGAATTACGATGGCAATGCTCTTGTCAAGACTTTTCAAGACGTGATAGTTATAATTTATATAGTGATTTACTTTCTGATAAATTTCCAAGAACGACTGTTAGATCAACTAAACCAGGTGGTGTTTTACAGCCAGATGGAACAGTCAGTGAAGAAAGAGATATTCCAGGTACTTTTAGAGATTTAGGTTTTACCGTTATTAATAATTTTTATGAATTACCAGAATATGAAGATACAAAATCAGTTGATTTTCAGAGTTTAATGTATTATCAAATGCGTTGGTGTAAGCATATTTATGCAGCGATGTTTGCTCTTACACATGATGAAGGAAATGAACCTATTGATTTAGCTGCTAAGTACGTTCAAGATGGTCCAAATATAACTGTTAATGTTGACAATCATAATCTACAAGCTAATACTAAGATAGAACTGACATTTACAAGTGGCAATGCCGTTTCTGGTGAATACACCATTAGTTCGGTACCTGATCCAAATAGTTTTACTGTTGTTTATCCTTTCAGTGATACTGGCAGTGGTTATTGCACCGTTAGTAATTTAAAAAAACATGATTATGTTCGTTCTTGGTTATTAGAGCCAAGTGATAAACCTATTGGAGCTGGTTTAGAGAAATTTGAAAAGAACTTTAGTAAAGAGAAATTAAAAGTACAAGATAACTATGAGTTATTAAAATTAACTCAACAAAATACAAAGTGGAGTGGAGGCAAAACTGTTATTGGTAATCGAAATCAACCCCAATCTATTTCTGATTTTGATCCATCTGTAATTGGAATGACCCTTACTGATGGTTTAAAACGAGATGCAGATGGGAATTTGAGTCGAGATGGAAAAGCTGTTAATACTACTAATCGAATGATTACGTTAATTAACAAGTTATTTAATAGATCTCCAGCTTTATTAGAAGATACAAAGCTTGGCATAGTTGATAAGCCTATTGATGAATTTGCTTCTGATTATGAAGCAGGTGTTATTGATGGAGGTGCTTTTATTAATGGTATTCCTACTAGTACTACGGCTTCTACAAGTACAATAGATAGCGATACTTATAATCCTATTACTGATCAGGATGTCGTTGTTGATTCTGATCTTTATATTAATATTTAGATATGGCTGTACAAATTCTTTCTCGTCGTTCTAGTACTCTCAATGACCGACCTTATCCTATTCGTCTTGGTACTGCTGAGTTAGCTGTTAATAATAATGCAGGCGACCCTGGACTCTTTTTCGCTGATAATACATCTTCTCCTTCAACAGGTTTAATTAAAGTAGGACCTATTTCTATTGGTTCGACTGCTCCTAATACTTCTGCAGCAGGTTTTAGTTCTCTTAGTAAAGGTGAATCTTGGTTAGATACAGCTAGTACTCAGATCTATAAAATATATGATGGTTCCAATTGGCAGACAGCTAAAGCCGTTGCCTCTGTAAGTGCTGGTTATCCGGCTAATCCTGTAGATGGTCAGTTACACTATAATACGTCTACCAGTAAGTTAGCTATCTACTTACTTGCAAGTACCTCTTGGGTTGTTATAGGTCCTTAATGCTGAGCTAACAAATGATCTAGGATGCGATCCAATTTGTTATGGACAGCTTGCATTTCTCTTAAAAAGTCTTCTTTTAACACGTAATCACGTACAACTCTATCTTCTAGATTATCAAGGTCACGCTCAATATATTCAAATCTCTTTTCTAATTTTTGATTAAAGTTTGAGAATGCTCGCGTTATACCAGCAAAAGCACCAATGCTTCCTGAAATAATGGCGGCTATTACTTCTGTTGACATTCTGACCTCCTATATTTCTATTCTAAAGGAGTTTACAAATTAAAATGATATTTAATAGATAAAGATTATGGCTACAGGATACGAACCAAATGTAGAAGGTGCAATAGCAGTTTTAGTTGATCTGCTAGATGCAAATTCTTTTACTAAAACACGAATTCCGTATGAACCAAATTATCGTGGTTTGGTAGATGCATTAATAGATTTAAAAGAAGGTTTTCCTACGTATGCTCCGACACGTTTAAGTTTTGACGCCACTGCTTTTGAAAATGTAGCTGAAGGTGAGGCTTTATATATGAGAGCTTCAGATGGGCAGGTAGGTAAGGCTAGTGCGGCTAATGGGTCTTTAGAAAATTCTCATGTTATTGGTTTAGCTGATGCTGCTACTTCAGCCACAGGCACATGCAAGGTAATAACAACTGGTGTTAAAACGATGCCAAGTACTATCGATCCAGGAGATATTTATTATCTAAGTCCTTCAACTGCAGGTGCTATTACAACTACAGTTCCTTCAGGATCGGGTCAAGCTATTGTACGAGTAGGAGAAGGTGCTACAACTTCTATTTTTAGTATTCGTGTAGAACCACCTATAAGGATAGATTAATGTCAGGTGCAAAAGATCAAGAACCTTATGAGTCAAATGCAGAAGGCTTAATAGGTGTTCTAATAGATTTAAAAACAACAATAGCTGGTAAACAGGTTTACTCGATTATTGGGTTTAGTGCTGCTGCTTTTGAAAATGTTAGTCAAGGAGATGCTGTTTATTCTCGTTCTAGCGATGGAAAGATAGGAAAAGCAATTGCAAATGACACGATTGATAAAGCTACTTGTATTGGTTTTGTTAGAACGACTAAGACGACAGGAGAGACTGTAGATGTTGTTACTCATGGTCAATTATCAACCTCAGGATTAACTGGAGCTGCAGATTACTATTTATCAGATACTAGTGCAGGTGGTATAACATCAACTCCTCCAACGGGTAGTACACATTATTTAGTACGCGTTGGAAGAGCATCGAGTACAACTCAACTAATTGTCAAGATAGAGGCACCCTTAGTTAGAAATTAATAACTGTATTATTGGTAGGATAGATATTAAATAATAGTTCTTTTTTGTAAAAAAAATATAGAACTGAGTTGGACTGAAGTATGGCAACTAGAAAGTCACTCGTAATTGTCAGTGGTTTATTTCAGGAGTTAAATACTTCCTCAGATAAATTAGATTTTGGCGGTAATACGACAGCTGATCTTACTGAGAATACGAATCTTTATCATACAACTGCGAGAGCACGAGGAGCGATAAGTATTGCCTCTGGTGAGGGATTAACATATAACTCTTCGACAGGTGTTTTAGGAACAAGTTCTATTCCTAATGCTCAATTAGCAAATAGTTCAGTAACAATTGGTGGAACTGCTGTTGCACTTGGTGCGACTGTTACGACTTTCACTGGTATAACAGCATTAACAGCAACGACTGGAAATGTAACCACCTTAAATGTAGGTACTGAAGATGCTGCTAATTCTTTAAAATTAACCACTAGTGGCTTAACTTTTGAAGGAGCAACAGCTGATGCTTATGAGACAACATTAACTGCGACTGATCCAACTGCTGACAGGACTATTACACTTCCAAATGAAACTGGAACTGTATTAACAACTGCCACTTCAATAGGAAATAGTAATTTAGCAAACAGTGCAGTAACAATTGGTAGCACTGGTGTAAGTTTAGGTGCAACGGTTACTACTTTTGTTGGCTTAAGTTCTTTAACTTCTACATCAATAATAGGTACAACTTTATATGCAGGCGCGATAGATGCAGCTAATACAATTAGTATCGGAAGTGGAAATATTGTTTTTGAAGGATCAACAGCTAACGCTTATGAAACAACAGTAACTGCGACAGATTCGACAGCTGATAGAACAATTACATTACCTGATGCTACAGGTACAGTTGCATTATTAACTTCTCTTTCTGTTACCGATTCAGGTGGAGATGGAAGCTTAGCTTATAACAATTCAACAGGTGTTATTACATATACAGGTCCTTCAGCTTCTGAAGTTAGAGCACATATTAGTGTTGCATCTGGATCTGGTTTAACTTACACATCTGGTGAAATAGGAACAAATGCAATTCCTAATGCAAAGCTTGCTAATAGTTCAGTAACGGTTGGAAGTACAGGTATTGCTTTAGGTGGAACTGCAACAACAATTGCGGGACTCTCTTCTATTACTTCTACTGCAGTTGTTACCGATGATAGTGGTTTTAGAGTTCGCGATAATTCAGATAATACAAAGCAATTAGCATTTGAATGTTCAGGTATTTCTGGAAGTACTACTAGAACTCTGACTGTTCAGGATGTTAATGGAACTATCTCTTTAATTGACGCCACTGAAACTCTTACAAATAAGACTTTAACTAGTGCTGTTTTAAATGGTTCTATATCAGGAACTTCAATAAAAGATGAAGATAATATGTCGAGTGATTCAGCCACTCATTTAGCCACACAACAAAGTATTAAAGCTTATGTAGATACCAAGATCACTGCTGAAGATTTAGATGTACAGACTGACTCTGGTAACTTTGATGTTGATTTAGATTCAGAACCATTAATACTTACTGGTGGAACTGGTATAGATACAAGTGGATCAGGTACTACAGCTACCTTTGCTATTGATAGTACCGTAGCTACTTTAGCTGGTTCTCAAACTTTAACTAATAAAACGTTAACGTCTCCAACAGTTTCTGGTTTATATCTTAGTGATGCCTCCATGGTATTTGAAGGTACTACTGCTGATGCTCATGAAACAACTTTGACTGTAGGAGATCCAACAGCAGATCGAATTGTTACGCTTCCTAACGCTACAGACACACTCGTTGGTTTAGCTACTTCAGATACTTTAACTAATAAGACATTAACTAGTGCTGTTCTAAATGATGCCATATCAGGAACATCAATTAAAGATGAAGATAATATGTCTAGTAACTCTGCAACACACTTGGCTACACAGCAGAGTATTAAGGCGTATGTAGATACTAAAATTACAGCTGAAGACTTAGATGTTCAGTCTGATTCTGGATCAATTTCGATTGATTTGGATTCAGCAACATTAGTTCTTACTGGTGGAACTGGAATTGATACGAGTGCTACAGGTTCGACTGTAACTTACGCGATTGACTCCACGGTTGTGACGTTAGCTGGTTCTCAAACTTTAACTAACAAAAGTATTACCAGTCCTACGATTACAGGAACGATTACTGCAGGAAGCGCTGTATTTGCAGGAGCAAGTCCACTTGTCTTTGAGGGTGCTACGGCTAACTCTTATGAAACAACTCTTGCAGTTACCGATCCAACTGCGGATCGAACTTTAACTCTCCCAGATGAAACTGGGGACATCGCAACCGAAAGTTTCGCTACTGCAATAGCAGTTGCATTAGGATAGGCTTATGGCAACCCAAGTACAACTCCGTCGAGGATCAACAAATCAAACTTCTACTTTCATTGGTGCAGTAGGAGAACTTACTATTGACACAGATAAAAAGGTCTGTGTTGTTCATGATAATTCCACTGCTGGTGGTATAGCACTTTTAAGAGAAGATGGATCTAATGCATCTTTTGGACTTGGTTCATTAACCAGCTGTGCTCTTAAATTTGCAAATGACCCTAATACAGGAATTATTTCTACTGGATCTGATCAAATAGCAATAGTAACGGGAGGTGTTGCTCGGCTTACAATAGATGGAAGTGGATCAGCGACTATTCCAGGTAACGTTTCTATTACAGGAAGCTTGACTGTGAATGGTTTATTTAATTCCAATGACAACATCGCTCTCATCGTGGCTTTAGGCTGATATGGCAAATACCTTCAAACAAGCAACTAAATCCAGTTTAGTTACAGATGCTGTAAGTAGCACCAATACAAATGTGTTGACAGCTGGAGCATCTTCAACTCTTATTATTCTTAATGCTTTAGTTGCTAATAAAACATCTACCAGTGCAAACGTGGATGTCTACATGGTTCCTAATAGTGGGGATAATGTTTATCTACTAAAGAGTGTTCCGGTTCCAGCTGGGTCTTCTCTTGAGTTGATTACAGGAAGTAAAATCATCCTCGAAGCTAGTGATGTATTAAGAGCACGTTGTGATACTGCCACTGCAATGGATCTGACACTGAGTTACCTTGATCAGACTTAAGTCATGGGACTATCTACATTTGGCGATATAAGTGTTCTTCAACAAAAGTTTGAAGAGATTAAAGCAGAGCTTGATAAGCAGTTTGATAGAGCAATTTTAAAATTAGATGAAACAAGTTGGGATATTATTCGTAAGAAACGTGATTTTTTATTACGTACAACTGATTGGACAATGACACCTGGTTGTAGTGTCGATCAAGCAGCATGGGCAGCATATCGTCAAGCATTGAGAGATATTTGTCAAACATATGCGTCATCTGGCTATGGATCAGTCGTTTGGCCTAAAGCACCTACTACTAATGGTCCAAATACTAAGTTTGAAGCGGAATAGATAAATAGAGTAGAAATACAATAGAAGATAACAAAGTCATCTAATACAAAATGTATATTGGGAATGATCTGCAAGTTGCGGAGTCAGGCAACAAAATTATTGACGATATAAGTTCTAGTTTTAACGGGAGCACAACTTCGTTTGCATTATTAGTTGGAGGAGCTGCTCCAGTACCTTTCCCAATTAACACTCAGCAGATTTATATCTCAGTTAATGGAGTCATTCAAGAACCTGATCCGACGGGTAGTGCAGGTTTCAAACTATTAGGAAATAATATTGTATTTAGTTCAGCTCCAGCTAATGGACATGCTTTCTTTGGTGTTATCTTATCTGGTGCAGACTACGTCACAGTAGGTACTGAGTTCCCTGCAGGTAGTGCTACCGCGCCAAGTATTACCTTTGGAACGGACAACAACACAGGGCTATATTCTGTAACTGGTGGAACGATGGGTTTCACTTCAGATGGTGTCTTAACGTTTAGTCTTAGTGGAGATGGTTTTAATTTACCTGATAATAAGAAATTACAAATCGGAACAGGTAATGACCTAGAGCTATATCATAATTCTACAAATACATATCTAGAAAATGACACGGGGACTTTCTTTATACGTGGAGATGATCTTAAGTTAACTAGTGCTGCAGGAGAAAATTATTTAGTAGGTGCTGCTAATGGTGCTTGCGAGCTATATCATAATAATATATTAAAAGCGCATACAAACGCTGCTGGATTCAATATTATAGGAGTTTGTGTAGACGATGGAGCTACACACGACGGAGATGTAACGTTTACTGGTGCAGCTGCAAACGTTGTTTGGGATAAATCAGCAGATGATTTGATATTTAATGACAATGCAAAGGCTGCATTTGGAACTTCATCGGACTTAACTATTTACCATGACGGGAGTGATTCATACCTCGCTGATACTGGTACTGGAAATTTAAACCTACTTTCTTCAAAAGCACAGATATTGAATGCTGCTGGAAATGAGGCTATGGCTAAGTTCATAGCAGACGGAGCTGTAGAACTCTATTACGACAACACCAAGCGTTTTGAGACATCAAATACGGGAGCGACAGTTACTGGAATACTAGTTGCAGAGGGAGGTATTGACGCCACTGATGCTCAAAATAACACCAGAGTTGGTGCAGGTGCAGGTGATAGTTTTTCTGGAACAGATGCAACTAGTAATACGTTAATTGGATATAACGCTGGAACAGCGATAACTACTGGAGATGGTAATACTGCTGTCGGTGTTACTTGTTTAGACGCATGTACAACAGGAGTACAGAATACTGCTTATGGGTATAACTCTTTAGGTGCGCTTACTACTGCTAATAATAATGTTGCTTTTGGTTATAACTCATTAGCTGCAAATACATCTGGAACATTAAATTGTGCTGTTGGTCTTAATACATTAGATGCCAATACGACAGGATCAAATAATACTGGTGTTGGTTACGGCGCATTAGGTGTACAAACAACTGCAAGTAATAATACTGCCGTTGGTTATCTAGCATTATACGAAAATACAACCGCAAGTAATCAAACAGCAGTAGGAAGACTTGCTTTACAAAATAATACAACTGGATATGAAAATACAGCCGTTGGAGCTTTAGCTTTAGATGCAAACACTACTGGCGGTTCATGTGTAGCTGTAGGTGTTAATGCTTTAAGTTCAAATACAACTGCTACTGAAAATACTGCTGTAGGTCATCAGTCATTATATTTAAACACAACAGGAATACATAATACAGCATTAGGAAGAGACGCTTTAAAAGTAAATACTACGGCTCATTACAACACTGCTATTGGAAGATATAGCATGGGAGCAAATACTACTGGAGCTAGTAATACTGCTGTTGGTACAAACTCTTTAAGTGCAAACACAACGGGTGATGGTAATGTTGCTGTTGGTTCTGTTGCATTAGATGCTAATACTACAGGTACTCAAAACGTAGCAGTAGGTAGAAATGCATTAGGTGCAAACACCACTGCCTCTTATAATGTTGCTATAGGACATAATACTTTAGAAACCAATACAACAGGTGCTGCTAATGTTGGTGTTGGTGATGGTGTTTTAAACGTAAATACTGGAAGTAATAATGTTGGTGTTGGTCATCGTGCAATGCTTTCAGGCACAAATGGCAACGGTAAAGTTGCTATTGGGTACGAGGCATTAAAGACTGCAACAGATGGTAGTTATCAAATTGCTATTGGTTACGAAGCACTTAAATCTACCACTACAGGAACAGGTAATGTTGCTATTGGGTATAGAGTAGGTCAGAACCATACCACTGGTGTTAACAACACTGGAATAGGTAGTACTGCTTTCTACAGCATTACTGAAGCATCTAGAAATACTGCTGTAGGTAATAGTGCTTTATATACTATTACTGATGCAGGACATGATAATGTAGCTGTTGGTTTTGAAACATTAAATTTAAATACTGGTGGTGATAATAACAGTGCTGTTGGTAATTATGCATTAAAAGCAAATACAACAGGTGTAGAAAATGTTTCTGTTGGTTCACAAGCTTTAGATGCTAATACGACTGGTTCAGGCGGTGTAGGAATTGGTTATCACGCATTAGGAAAGAACACAACTGCTAGTAGTAATGTTGCTATAGGTAGATACACAATGGCTGAAAATACTACTGCAGGAGAAAATACTGCAGTAGGTTCATATGCATTAAGTACAAGTTCAGCAGGTTCTAAAAATACATGTATTGGTTATTATGCTGGTAAAGATATAGATAATGGAGAGAAAAATGTTGCTATTGGTACTTATTCAGGATGTTCTGACCAAAATGGTACAGCAGATGGTCATAGGAATGTCAGCGTAGGTTATGAATGTGGAAAGAAGATAAATACTGGAAACGATAATACTGGTTGCGGTTATCAAGCGATAGCAAACCTCACAACTGGGCATTATAACGCTGCTTTAGGAATGACCGCTGGGGACGAGATAACAGATGGAGATAATAATACTATGTTGGGTTGGGCTGCAGGATCAGGTTCTTCTCCTTCAGGATCAGTTACAACTGGTAATAATATTGTATGTCTAGGTAATAATGATGTTACTAATTTATATTGTGCGGATACATCTATCTCATCTTCTGATAAGAGAGATAAAACTGATGTTGTTGACTTTACTAATGGGTTGAATTGGATTAATCAATTAAAACCTGTAACATATCGTTGGGACAAGCGTTGTTGGTATGACGACAACACCCCTGATGGTAGTAAGAAACGTAATAAGAAACATATTGGATTTTTAGCTCAAGATGTCTTAGCTATTGAAGGGAATCCAACGAATAAAGATGATATGTTAGTTGTCAATCTCAATGAAGATGACTCAGCATACGGTTTGAAATATGAAAGATTGGTTCCTGTTTTAGTGAACGCAATCAAGGAACTATCAGCAAAAGTAACAGCATTGGAGGCTAAATAAAATAAGGATATGCATGGGAGTATGATGGCGGTACAAAATTCAAAGATTTCATAAACAATGTCTTGTAAGGTTCAAAAAGTTGTCAACTTCATTGCTGTTGCGTCTGGCGCTGTATCTCTTGCCGTTGTCGGGAGCGGTTTATTTATATACTTACAAAGAGATCAACTTATTAATAAGGTTAAGTCTCAAGTCCTTGAATCAGTTACTGGATCACTACCTTCTTTAGTGGATACTAAAATGCCACAAATGACTGGTCCAGCTCAAGCAGGAGGAGCCGCACAATTAGGTGTAAAGAGTTTAAGTCTTCCTAAATAGTGGAGCAGATACCTGATATTAATATTCAGGTTACTCAGATAGGTACACCACAGATTCAGATATGGAGTCTACCTGTAAGACCTACAGCTCCTGAGGTTCCACCAGTTACTGTACTTATAGGTACCCCTGTAGTTGATATACCAGGTTGTGTTGAATTTCATCCTGATGATAAGAGAGCACAAAATTTACCAATAGAGGATAATAATGGTTTAAGAACGTTATGTCCTAATGGACACTATCCTAGTTTCAACGCTATGGATTATAGTCCTGAGGATCTAATTTATACAACTGCAGCGCAACCTCCTGCCTATGCAGCTCCACCTGCTCCTGAAACTCCAGAGACAGGGGTTCCTAAAGTACCTAAGAAAGAGGTACCATGCCCTGGTCCTAATGCTCCGCGTATAGGAGACGTTGCTCAGAATCAAAAAGAAAAGGTAGTAGGTTTTGAGTTGAATGAAGATAAGACAATTTGTATAACGTTATATGAGGATATTGGAGCTGTTGAACAGTATCTTCCATCAGCACAACTTGCTACCACTACTGCAGTTATTGCGTCTACTGCTGTTATTTCTAGTGTCCTTGCAAAACCCTTAGCTGACTTACTTTTGAAAACTGTAAAACCTGTCGTCAAAAAAGTTATTACAGCAGTTCAAAAGAAACTTGGTAAGGCTCCAAGAAAATTAACTATTTCTGAGATTCGTTCAAATCAGTACCGAGAGAAAAGGAGTCTCCCTCCTTTAAAGGAGCCGAAGAAGAAATAGAATGTGTATGCGGACCAACTACACCTGGAGGATTCACCAATATAACGTCTGAACAAATAACTGCTGACTTGGATTTAGGGTGCCAGGTTACTCCCGCCTTTAATAGTTCACCACAATTTTTTAGACGTGCTATTTCGAAATCTAATCTTTTATTGGCAATAAGCTGATTTTGCATGGCAAGCCTTGTGTCCACTGATTTTTTACATCTGGCTTGCAGTCCTCCATCAAGGGGTATTGAAATGGTTGCGGAAATTCCCAAGGACAAATTAAATTGATCCTTCTGACCTGTTCTTGTGGGCACGTAGTAGAGGATGGAGCCGGGATTATCGACGATGCCATCATTGTCGGAGTCAGAAACATCATATACAGGATCTTCATAATAATATTCTCTAGGTTTTTGAAAGCTATGACTATCAGTAATGAAGGGTGTGATATTTAGGGTAGGTCCTTGGCAACTGATTCCATCTCCGTAGGTGTTGGTAATGTACGGTCCTTGAAGAACCTGGATGGCTTGGTTGGTGACAGAACCTGAACTATTAGCAACAGGATTAGCAGTGGCGCTAACACCGCCAACGTCCGAAGAGCGTACTGCTGTCGGGAATAATACATTCGCATTTAATAAAACTAATAAAAGGTAGCTTAGTTGCTGAAAGTTGAAGTTGTGTCGGTGACGCTTTGGATTTCTGTGACTCTCTGGATTATTGTCTGATTGACCATACCAGGCGAGCGATATGATTCGGTAAATTGAAAGCTGCCACCAGGATTTACTATTGTCCAATCTGGTTTGTTTGCAGCGTCTAGACCCGTCCATGTAGAAGTCACACCTTGAAGCGTATTTGAATTGCCAGTTACCGCATCTGGCGAGATACTTGATCCCGAATGCTCAACTCCTGTGCCGGTCACAGTATACTGCCACCCTGTCTGATAATCAATTGAATTTATCGTCTCCGTTACTTTAGATGTTGTCTCTGTATGGCTGGTCATTCCTCCTTGAGTGAAATTTGGAATCACAGGAACTGCACCAGCTTCAGGTATAAACAGTAGTGATAAGACGGTTAATAAGCGTTTCATCGTAGCCTACTCAGTCTCCTATGACTACCTCGCTCACAAATTGTCCGGTAGCAGTGGTACCAGCGCCTCCACCGGTTATCGTAACCACTCCAGCGCTGGTAATTGTCCCTGCGAGGGTACCGGCAACACCACCAGATTGCGTTGTAGTATTACCAAAAGCTGGCATATCAGCTACCACACCAGAGGTAACATCCACACCACTACCTATTGCAGGTATTCCGTCTCCTTGAGTGAAACTTTCCGAAAAACTGAAAGCACTACCTGCAGTATTTACGTCGTAAGTACCTGCTTTCATAGTTGCAGCAGCTGTTGCTGATCCAATCGTCAATCCTCCAAACACGTCACTATTTCCAGAACCAACTTTAATGTTTGATCCTGAGACGGCGTAGGTTGAGCCAATTCTTTCTGCACTTGTTGCTGCTCCCGTGACCGATAGCTGAGTTGACGTTGATAGCCTATGAACTAGATCTGCCTTTACAGAAGGTGCAATAAAGAACATTAATAAGGGGATTAGTTTCCACATAGGACTAAATACTTCTTTGTCGCAATATAAGTTTACCTGAGGTTAAACTTAATACGTCTTGCTACTATACGATGACTGAAAAGGTAAAAGATTTTTCGGTAAAAAATGATACTGAAAAGAAAAAAGGTGTGTTTGGAAAAGTAAAAGATGCACTTATTCCTGATCAAGAAGAACAGGCTGCAATTATATCTACAGGGGTCAGAATTGTAGTACTTGGGTGGTCCGGTGCGATCTTGACGTTAAATTATGTTGCGATCCCAGGTGTACCTCAACAGAAAATAGATCCAACCTTCATCGCGTCAGTGTTCACGGGCGTTCTCGCCAGTTTTGGAATTGCTACAGCGTCTAAAAAAGGTGATGGAACGATGAAAATGAATGGCGATAATAATGGTCAAGTTAGTAAGAAAGATATGGAGGAAATGATTGCAAAAGCTGCTGCTAATTCTGCTGTACAAACTATTAGAATTGAGCAAGCTCCATTAATAATTAAGGCTGAAAATCCTAATTCTAAAGATGCTACAAAGTATCAGTTGTAACTAGATAAGGATTGGGTAATATACGGACAGCTTTTCTCTAAAATGTGTCATCTATTCATTGGGCATGGGTTTCCGTCACATCAAGATGTCATACATGGTTAAAAAGCCATCCTGTAGATGCAAATAAATTAACTGTTGAGGAGAAAGCTCAAGTAATGCCATCGCGCTCTATATTGCGCTGTAAGGTGCTTGATCGGAAGGATGAGCATACAAGGCTAGATATGCGCGGTTTAGGTGACTGGTGGGTGTTAGATAGTCATTGGAATGGGTTGTCTACCGATACTGAAGATAAGCCTTATGAAGTGGATGGAGATTTAATCTTTTTAAAAGATTTTCCTTACTACTACCAAGAGTCAGATAAGAATGATGATAGCCATGTTTTCACTTTTGCCATGTGCTTAAAATATCTCAAAATACCAGGTATTAACGGGGTTATGGATTATGTAGAAGCTGTTAATAAGCATGGTTTAAGTCGAATCAAGAGTTCAAATGTTAAAGCTTTAGAAGAATTTGGGATAAAGGCTACGTTTACCTACTCTGCTGATTCCTATGACATAAAAAAACAGATAAAAAATGGTCAACCAGTTGCTGCAAGTCTTCTATGTAGAGGAACACCTGAATATCCAACGGGTAAAACTCATCTTATAGCTATTACCGGATATGGAAAAGATTACTGGTTAGTTCAAGATCCATTCGGAGAAATGGATTTAATTAATGGACTTTGGTCTGATAGAAACCCTTTAGCGGGAAAGGATGTGCGTTACAGCTTTAAGGATATGAACCCTAGATTATTTGCCAGTGGTGGCGCATCTGGTTGGTGTTGGCTAAATTTTAGAGAGATCTAGATTAAGGAGAGCTATTCTCTCTTTGATGAGCAATTATTTTTTAAGCCATGTCTGACGCCCCGAAATCATTAGACGATCAGTTGCAAGAACAGCGTGAACAGTTAGAAGCACAAATTAAAGAGCTTGAAGCGCAGTTGATGCGTTCTAAAGAGGGCTATTTAAAAATTTTAGGTGCTCAAGAGTTCTCTGCAATTCAAAAACAACAAGCTGAAGCAGCAGCTAATGAAAACACTACCGAGGGCGTAGACCCCTAATACCATGTTGGGCGAGTTGAACAAAAGTCGATACCGAGCCCTTGAGTTACTAGCAGAGCATGTACGTGCTCCGTCTCGTGAACTCTCCATAGATGCAATTGTCTGTGATGTTAGTGATGAAGATCTTCGCTGGGTTACAGATCGAATCCATTATTATTTACTCAAGTTATTAGAGGATGCTGATTACGATCCAGCAGATGAAGAAAATATAACGATTATTGAGGAAGTAAAAAGCTAAGTTAATGCGTTTTACAGTTTTTTCATACGCGAAAAACTTCTGTGTTTCATTGCGAGCAAGACCTTCTCTCCAACTTAATTGTTCTTACTACAAATAATGCTCGACATAGATTTCGACAGTATATTTTTGAAGCTTGGGGATGGAAGTGTGCTTACTGTGGGGAGCAATTAACACCTGAAACAGCTACAATTGACCACATAATTCCTAAATTTAGAGGTGGTCAGCACATTAGAGTAAATATGTGTTGCTGTTGTAGTCCTTGTAATAAAGCAAAAGCTACGTCAAAGCTTGAAGATTGGTATACGGAAGAGAATGAACATTACTGCGAGGAGAGATTTGTTAAACTAAAGCAGTGGTGTTAGTTATTTAGTACAGTGGAACCTCAAAGAGATCCTTATGAATTTTTACGTGAAAGAGCAATGAAGGTTGCTGATGAAATGGAAGATCATAGATATGAACGTGATGTAAATGTTGGAAGACGAGCTATAGCTGGAGAAAAACCAGCTACTGTAAGGGAAAAAATGGACGATAGAATTATAACTACATAGTTAAATTAAAGGCCAGCTTCTCCACCATTTTGTTATTACATATTTATCCCCTTTTATTGGCGGTAATGCTTCATGCATAGTTTTATAATTTGGTTTTCCATCTCTATACAAATTATTCCAAGCTAAAAGTAGCCCAGTCTCTGGCTTAATTTTTAGATTTAAATGTTTAAAATAAGTTTCTCCGCCTTCTTCAACATGATTTAAATACATCATTGTTGTCCATGTACGTTGTCCCATCCATTCGCAATAAACTTTATGCTGCTTTTTCTCTCTAGGTGGAAAGAAATCCCAGTGTTCTTTATAATATTGTCCAGGCGTGTATTTTTGTGCTTGCATAGCTTCTCCGAGGAAAGGGTCTATCTCCATTAAGTCCTCTAATTTATTATCTATATCAAAGATTAAATCTGCTGGAAAAAAGTGTAGATCGGCTGTTTCGCTAGTTCTGTAGTCAGATGTGATTGCTTCATCTTTATCGTTTGATAATGTAGATTTCCTTGTAGATTTGTTTATACATTCAATTAATTCTTTGCATTCATAGTCTGTCAAAAAGTTTCTATGAAAGTGTATTTGTGTAAAAGGATAATTTATTCTTTCTGTTTTATGTATTAAGGGATTGTTATAGAAATGTTCGTAATCAATTGATTTTGGTGTTGATTTGAAGTTACAGAGTATAAGTAAAGCTTTGATTTCATTATCACTTAAATTATACATTTCTTTAAAAGTTCTTAAGAGCTGTTCTTTTGTTACTCCACATACTGCTGATCTTGTTAAGTGTTTTGCTATTTTAGTTAATTCATCTATATGCATTTGTAAGTTCCAATGCTCGTACAATGTATAAGTGTAACTATAGATGCATGTGGAGTTAATTGCTCTAAATTTTATATTGCTCTTTAGTGGGAGCTATGGGGTTAGTACGCTTCTACTTAAACGTAGTGAAAAGAAGGTTATAAGTAGGCGTTCTAAACGAGGAATTGCAGTGTCAGTTCAGCGCTGGTAATATATCTATAAGGTTCTAACTTTTTATGGATGCATTAGAGCTTCCGGTTGATGTTGAATTTTCAATTCATGCAGCTTCCCTTGCGATTCAAAATCTTGACCGTGCGGATTTAGAGGAGGCATTTATTGAGATGCTTCATCAAAAAGCTCTAGATAAGCAGATGTTTTTTAACATCATGAAGGACCACGGCATTGATGCCGATATTCAATTCAACATCTCCACTGTAGGACAGATTTCTTAGTACCATGGCTACTCGCACAATTGAAGGCACTCTAGATACACAAAGCGTTGATGCTGGTTCTGAGATTACTTATCTCGGTTCTACAGCTGCTAATAACCCTGGGGAGGCTGTTAGAGGCTTCCGTGTTAATCCTGGTGGTACAGGAGATATCAAGGTAACACTTGATCGTAGTAGCTCCATTAATACTATGGAGATCTTCCAAGAAGATGCTTATACAGCAGGCTCTGCTCCAAATGGCTATTCAAAATTTGCAAACATTGCTAGAGATGGAAAAGGTAAAGGAGTTGTAGGTGTAACAGTAACTAATGCTTCTAAAGACTATATTGTGTTACTTAAGTTAGATGGTTATTCTGGGGTAAGTTACAGCGGTAGCGTTGTCGTCCCATAAGAATCAAAAACTACGTACTAGATGGAAGGAACATCCTTTTTTAACTAGAAAAGGCATAAATTTAATAAAAACTCATTCATTGCCCCGTACCCACATAGGTATGGGGCGTTATGCTTCTTATAAGGAATATGGTGAAGATATATGGCGTATTGGATATGGAAGTAAAAAATTAGAAAAGAGATGGTTATCATCTACAGATAAAGCTACTGAAGAAGAGATAGACATTCAGCTAGAAGAGGATTTAAAAGAGTTTTCAGATTTAGTAGCTAAATATGTATTTGTCCCTCTAAATACTAATAGGAAGGCGGCTATTCTGAGTTTTGCTCATAGTATTGGTATTTCTTCGTTTAAAACTTGTCGTCTATTAGAGCTAATAAACTCTTCTGCTGGTAAAACTAAGATTATTCGTGAGTGGAGCCCTTATATTAATCAAATTTGGCTGTCTGGGGGTGATCTGATGAGAGATAGACGTCGTGTTGAATTGGATACTTATTACGCTGCAGATAAAGAGATTCCCACGTTAGTTCCCCATCGTTGTCGGGTGAAGAGATGTCTATTAAATCTCCCTGAGACTTATACTGGGGTTCCCAATCAGTTGAAAGCAATTGAATATCTTGAGAGAAAGTTGTCTGAGTGGGACCCGTCTGGTGAGGTTCTTCGCCAGTTCTTTCGATATTGGACTCAGAAGCCCACTGGTCTAGGATCTCCGCCGCCTTAGGCTCATAGTGTTTAAGCATGTCTAGAGCGTCTATTAGTTGTAGTTCTGGGGTGTAATTGTCTATTAAGGTTTCGTACTGCATGATGGTAAAGCCTTTGATTGACGCTTTAGTCCTATTTTAAGCAGTACTAAATAGCCAATTAAGTCCATAATGACATCTTCGTCTTCACCAATCAAGCCTGCACCTTTTTGTATTCTATTTAATTTATCGTCGATCCTTACTAATAGTTGTTCAACTGCACTAGCTTTACTAAATATACGAGCTGGTTCAAGTGCGGAATTACCATATTTCTTATTTTTATAGAGTAAAAGTTCCTTAACATCTTCACAGATAGCTGCTATTTCAATTTGGGTATCGGTCATCTCTAACATGACGGTTAAAATCTTAATTTAGCAGATAATTTTTCCTAGATTAGAAAATATCTCTTTAAATCTCTCAGTTTGATCAAATCCAAACTCAAGACTGGGTAAATATATAAAATAACCCCAAAACATAGGTGATTTAAGAGTAAATAATTTATCTCCATGAATAGTATTTGCTCGGTCAGTAGGTATACAAACTGGAAAATCCCACATTTCGGGGCATGTTCTCATCATTTCAGGGTAAAGAGTATAAAATAACGCTTCTGGTATGTTTCTTAGTTTCCATTCTCTTACTAAACGCCTAAACCATATGACTGAAGGGGCTTTTGCCGCTGTTCCAGCTTTTACACTCCATCTCCATGTACCTCTTTCTTTATTAAAAGAACAACGACCAAATGTAGGTGGAAATAAATATGTTTTTCCTGTCCAAGGTTCTTGAATATTTAAACCATCTTCTTCTAATGTATATATTTTTTTAGCTCTTACAAATTCGACGTTTGCAGAATGAGTGGAGCAGGGATCGAGATCAATATCTCCTAGTAAGGCATGGATATAGGGTAAATATTCTGCTGGAGTTATCCAATCATGATTGAGATGAGCTATACGTCCTAAGACGAATTGGTAATTAGCCCAACGTAACTTTCTTTTATTCTTCACATCATTTTTACAAAGTCAGCTCCTTCGCTGTCATGTTTGTAATGGATTAGTTGCATTTTCTTTTGATCTTGAATAATGAATAGTGATTCTTTTTCTGGATCAATCTGCTCAGCTCTTGATATTGCCTTCTGCATTACCTCTGCAACTCCCTCCATATCTCGATTATTGAAGTCATTAAGTGCATTTATTAAGTGTTCTACTGTTAGGTAGAACATACTTTTTTTCTCTGGTGCATCAGGAACGTAGACCATTGCCCCAGGTCCTTCTTTTTTATAGAATTCGCTATAAAACTCACACATGTCTGCACATATGCGTTCGATTGTTAGTTGAAGAAGTTTTGCTTCATCTTCACTAGTTACAGTTCTTAGAAGTTTTTTGAGGAGTTCGTTTCGTCTACTTGTCATAGGATTCTCTATCTGATTAAGTTTATCAAGCTTTTGTTTTATCACCAGTCTTTTCTTCAATCTCTGGTTTTTTCTTTAATACAGATTTGATGAGATGACCTAACCCTGATTTTTTTAATGTCTCTAGTAATTTTGGTAATGGTTGATAAAGGACTACTGCTTTTTGCATATTTCCTATTTTTTTAATTAGTTTTCCGTTTTCATCTCTTAGTTTTGTTAGTTCCCCTTGTCGTATTAAGTATTCTGCAACGCATCGGTACCTACGTTTCTCTGCCAAGTTGATTTCTGGATAACGATCACAAATGGTGCTTGTTCTCATATCACTGAAAGTAAGTCTGATTTGGTCAGCTAATGAAAGTCCTAGCATTAGATCAGTTGTGCTTGTCTCATAACTACAAACTAGTTCTAGATAACGGTGTAGATCAGGATTTCCAAAGCTACCTGATGGAGGTATAAATATTTCTACTTGTTCAATTAGGGAATCTACTAGAAGTTCTCTATAGTTTTCTATTGTGACTGAGTTAATATCTAAATCGACAAATCTATAGCTCTGATAAACGTTTTCATCAGTTTCTATAGGCTCATAATCTGTTTGATTTAAAGCTTCAATCCAGTCCTCATTTTTTATAACTGTCATTCGAGGACTTTATCTTTTGCAATATTAGCCCAAAAATTGTGATTGTCCCATTGTTTTTTATGATCAATCCTTAAAACCCATCGATAGTAGTCGTTAATATCATCCATGTGTTCATCTATTGAGGTGATTTCATACCATTTAGATCCATAAATTTCTTTAAGTCTCTTTTCACATTTAATACGTGATCCTCCATAATTGCAAGCTTCCCATAGAGCTTTAGCAAATTGTTTTTGCTGATGAGTAGTTAATTCTAGGAGCTCTTCTATGGACAATTTAGCTACAAGTTCGCTAAACTCTGAGAGGAAAGGATATTGTTTGTCATGCGCCGCCCGATTACTTACGCTGAGTTGTTGTTGATCCTCGCTCTTTTGCCCGTCGGTGTTCTTGGTGTCCAGCATTTACATGGGTTTGTGACAGATAGAATCAGTATAGAGATAAAACTTAAATAAGAGATATGGGAAGGAAATCGCCTCCACCCCCAACCATAATTATGCCTCCGCCACCTCCACCCCCTCAGGTGATAACGGATGTAACGCCTCAAGAATCATATAGTGATGCTGCTGATTATTTAAGAAGATTAGATGATCGTGAGAAAGCTATAGAAGCAAGACGTTGGTCAGCTGGTGAAACTCCAGGTGCTGTTAGATCTAGTCATGCGGCTGTTAATTTAAGAGCTGCTGAAGATGCTGTTAGGTATGGTGATACTTCTCCAGGGCCGGCTCCACAATTTGGATCGCAGGCTGCACAAGGTGGGTTAGGTGGTACACAGGCAATTATTAGTCAGTTAGCTCCAAAAGCTTCTCCAGGTAGTGCTAGTAGACAGGCAAGAATTAGACCAACAGTTCAAGGTTTACCTAATACTTTAGGTACTGCTGCTACTGGACCTGAAGCTCGTCTTGCAGCTGCTCAAGAAGCCTATGCTAAAGCTATTGCTCAGAAGAGAGGTGAACAATTCTCTTATCCAGAATTTGAAGAGCCTTCATGGGCTGATCGTGACTGGTATGACACAATTAAGAAGTGGGATGACAGAAGTGATAAGGTTGAGATTGGTGATGCAACTCCAAAAATTATTAAATAATATTTATTTAACTAGTTACTTCTCCAAAGTCGAGCATTTCATCATAAGTTTGGGTTATTAATCCAAAATTAAGTGCTAAGTCAAAGTTATCTTTAACTAGCCCCCAGTCGAGGACGTTAACGTTTAAACTTATTGCATAAGTGGTTTCTAAGTAACGTATATCATTAGTAATTAAAAATAAATATTCTCCTTTTGGTAATTTAGTAATTGGATAATCATCAGTGCTTAAATCTGTCTTCTCATCTGTATAGTCAATTGCACCTTCATTATGTACATAACCATCATCATTGATAGGTAACTCTTCTCTTCTTTTATCTTCAGTTATTCTATAAAAAGCTAATAATGTATTTTTGTTTGTATTCTGTTCATACGAGAATTGAGATTGATCCTGTGTGAATTGAACTGATCTTGGTTCGATTAATTTTATTTTATAAAAAGTAGTTTGCTTACGAGATAAGCCACCATGTGAATTTTTTATAGAAAATGAACGGAATACAGAAGAAAAATCCCCTAAATCAATGGGATTATATATATTATCGCCATCTTCTGCTGGTAGTGGATCTGAACCATAATATGAAGTAGGTCCATAAGCAGTAGGACCTGCTCCACCAGTAGGATATGATTGAACTGTTCCTAGATTATAAAAACCTGTATTACTTGGAATTGTTGTCAGATACCTGCTCATTTTGTGATCTTAAGCCAGTAAATAGTCCGTGCATGGGATGATTAAGATCATCTCTGCCGTCCTTTTCATATAGTTCATTCATTATTCTAACTCGTGCAGCCATAGCCCTAACTCCTTCTCTGCCTGTACTCTCTTCTTCCATTGTTGGATAGTTATGATAATCAACAGCAATTTCTAGATGATTTAAACGGGCTTGAGCTTCTTCTTTTGTATTACACCAAGCTCCAAAAGTTGTCTCACCACCAATAACAACCATTGGAGCATACTCTTTCGTCTCCAAATGGTAATTACTAGGCATTAACTCACTTCTTTTTGATACTACCTTTTTCCTTTTTGTGATGTTCAAAGATGTTTCCATGGGTGAGTCTGATGTTCTCAATTTCATTTGGATGCTTGCAGTTTTTAAGTTCTTTAATTGTGAGATGAGTCGGATTACAGCAGAATGCTTTGCAGGTTGGTCTACTGAAGATCCGGTATTTTCCAGTGTATCCGCGAGAGAGCCAAAAGGCTACCCTTGAAGCTGATTGAGTTTTAGCTGCATGAAAAGGTGATGGAAAATAGGCAGTTGACTCAGTTCCATGTTTTCTAGTTGCTCCTTTCCATACCCAACAGTCATCTGGTCCTTGTATGTCAACCTGATCCCAGAAGGTTTTAGCTTGCCAATAGAAAGTACGAAAATCAAAATTAGTGACATCTACAGTGCATCTTCCTTTTTTTATTTCTTCCATACAGTCCAAGCATTCTCCCATTAAACCAAAATTTCCTTTGTGAGTTGGTTCTAAACCTTGGTGCCAAGGGCATGTTTTACTTTCATTCATGAGATAGTTAATTCGAAAGTTCTTAACTTCAGTTGGATGTGCTTTAGTTAATGCTTTGCAAGTTAATAATAGCTTTTCCCAAACCTCATTAAAACTATCAGGTCTTAGATCACCTGCAACATCTTCATAAGTCATTTTATTGCAAATGCGTCTAACTTTGTGATAAGGAAGCTGATATGCTTTTGCTAAATCTTTCATACTTATCCCTTCTTCTTTTTCAAGTCTTAATTTAGTTATTAAGTCCTTACTAACAGCTTTATTGACAGGAAAACATCGTTTTGATTCTTCATATGCAACGTCAGATCTTGTTCCCCAATAATAATGAGTAGGATTAATGCAATATTTAGAATTACAGATTGATCGCCGCACAATTATATTTTTTGTATTTTCCTTAAAACTATCGATCATTGCTAATAGTAAGGGTCTTGCATCTCTGTTTTTATAGAAAGGGACATCAATCTTCGTCGTTTTAAAGCCTTGAAGAGCGATTTTATTATTTTCTTTGAGACACCAGCATTTATCTTTTCCTAGCTCTTTAATGGCGACTTGAAAGGCAATTGCAAAGGTTATTTGATCTTGTGGAGTTAGATCTGTGTCTAAAAAAGGCGATTCTTCAGGAGTCATTGGTAGGGTAAGAGGTGCGTTGTGCTTGAGATCTTAGTTATAGCAAGAAAAACCAGTGACAGCCAAATTGTAACTTTTTTGCCCTATTTTATTTAGTTCTAGTCAGTATGAGGTTAGGTACTTGTGTGTCACTACTGTATATATACATACTCTTACCTAACCACAACATATGCGTACCTAAGTAAAATCACCTTTATTTTTCTAAATTTGGGTGTTCATAGCAAATCCTTTGCCTTAAAAGACTTTTTCAGGTGTTAATACTTAAAAAATGGCCTTTACCCTACCTAAAATTAACGATAATTGAACATTGATTCATAGAGACGGGCAAAATCGTCGGCTTCATATGAGTCTCTAGCTATGCGGCAGATACCTCCTCCCGGACAACAGACTCGGTGTTGGTATAAGCCTTTATCTCCGAGGACTTCAATTGTTGTTCCGTGGGGCAAAGTCGTCATTTTATTTACAATTTCCCAGTGATAATATTATAGGAACTAGATAATACTTTTTTTAGAATTTAAAGATATGCCGGTACCTATTGCGATTGCTACAGCGCCTTGGTGGTTGACTCCAGCTGTTAATACGGCTGGTATTGGTTTAATAATGCTGAATGATTATATAAATAAAAATAAAATAAATTTGAATCCATTTAAAAGCCAAGAATTGGATATTGATGATGTTAACTGGATGAAACGAGATTTAAGTGACACAAGTAATCATCCGCTCGGAGCATTAGTTAGTAATAGAGCTAACACGGACAGTTCTGTGGTTAAGACGGATACAGCGTTTAATGCCTCTCCGCCAAATAACAATAATAATGGAAAAAAGCAGCCTGATTATCAGCCTTCTGGTCAAGCTAGGTGGACTGCTTTAGGTGAGTTATTAGGGAAGCTTACGTCCGAAAAAGAAAATAAAGACTTTCAAGTAGGTGGTAAGTATGGTCCTAGTGAGGAGGCTTTAATAGATTTAGCTGATCAAGAAACTCTTTACAACCGGAAAGGTGAATACATCGGAGGTGTTTTACCGGAAGGTGATGGTATAGATCATCGTGCGACTTGGCTATATAAGACTCGTAATAGTCCTGCAGCTAAAGCTGGTCATTCAGAAGATGCTAGATGGGGAACATATTTAGGGAATCAGGCATGGAGAAAAGATCATGGTAGAAGTTATGACACATCTATAGATCATTTATTAAAACCTTCTTCTGAGAATAAGCGAGGTTGGAATGTTTTTGGTAATGAGATGGTCTTTGATAAATAAGATAGTTATAGCTTTATAATTAATAGAAATAGTTAATAAGTTAATGGGCGGCTCAGGATTTGATCCATCTGGATTAGGAATGCCTGAGGATCTTGGTGATCCTCGTAGACAATCAAAATTACCTGGTGGATATGCCACGCAAGGGCAATCTGTTAGTGCTCCTTATGCAGAAGCAAATAAGGCAGCGGCTCAGAAAATTAATCCCATGAATGCTGCTTCTCAGGAGCCAGGTGTGGGAGAGAGAGTTGACGATTTTCTTAGTAGATTAGGCGGTTAGTCATGAGATTTGCAGGTGATTTTTCTCCCTTTAAAGCCTTTTCGAAGGGAGGAGTAGCTGGAGCTACAGGTGCTTATGATCCTATGAAAGGAGTTTTAGGAACGATGGCTACTAGTGAAAATCCATGGGCACAAGGTCTTGGTGGTCTTACAGGATATGGATTCTCAGGTGAAGCAGATAATACTGCGAGATCAGGAGGATTTGGTTTAGGCGGTTTTGCCGCATCTAAAAGTCCATTTGGTGGATTGGGAGGATTATTTGGATAATGGGTGATACTGATTTCCCAGCAGTAATGGCTAATGGAGGCCGAGACGAAGCTAGGGATAAGGCGACGAAGTGGAAGACATACAGAAGTGGATCTTCTTCATATAGTCAATCTGGAACAGATATTCCAACGGGAAGTATGTTTAGTCAAGGAGAATTTACTGATGGATCTGAACAAGCACCTTATGGATACGAAGAATTTGGTATAACTCCAAGCTTATTAAGGTAAGGGACTAGATTTTGTAAGCGTAAAATTGAATATATAGATTAAAAATTAGTCGGTAGATGTCACAAACAAAAGCCCAGTTACTTGACAATATCAAGGATAACGTTCAACTTGATGCACGAAACTCTTTACGTTTTGCTGACACTGACTCAAGTCATTATGTAGCTTTCAAGGCACCAGCTACGATTTCGAGCAATGTAACTTGGACTCTTCCGGCGGCTGATGGTTCTGCAAATTACGTTTTGGCTACGGATGGTAGTGGAAATTTAAGTTGGATAGCCGATCCAGCTGGGCAATGGATTACTACCGGTAGTCATGTTTATTTTTCGGCAGGAAATGTAGGAATAGGAGATAGCTCACCAAGTAATCCTCTATCTGTGACAGGTGCTTCAGCTTTTAATGGAGACGTTACTTTTACTGGTGCGAGTTATAACGTTACTTGGGACAAGTCCGCAGATGATTTGATCTTTAATGATAATGCAAAGGCTGCTTTCGGAACAGGCTCAGATTTTCAAATATATTATGACTCAAGTAATACTGTCTTGATTAGCAGTGCTGGAGATATATATCAAAAGTCAGCAGATGATATGTATCTCAGAGTTGCTGGAGATGAAAGTGGGATAAATATTATCGGTGACGGAGCCGTAGAGTTATATCACGACAACACAAAGCGTTTTGAGACATCTAGTTCGGGCGTAAAAATGCCAGATTCTGCTCAATTTGAGTTGGGAGATGGAAGTGATTTAAAGATGTGGCATAGTGGGTCGCATTCTTTTATTAGAAATGAAACTGGTAATCTAACTATTGAAGCTAATGGTTCTGGAGATGATGCTATAAATATAGTTTCTGATGGAGCCGTTGAACTCTTTTATGACAACACAAAGCGTTTTGAGACGAGCACCGAAGGAGTAGAAACTCAAGGAGAACTTCATTTTAAATCACCTTCTTCAGCTACTGGAGAACAGGTAGGAAGACTTGAATGGTGGAATGAGAATGATGCTGGTGTTATGGCAAAGATTGCAGTAGATAGAACTGCTGGATCATTAGCTCCTGCTGATTTAGTCTTTTCAACTTCTGCAAATGTTGATACTACAGCTAATGGTGGCGATGGAGATATTACTGAAAGGCTTAGAATAACAAGTGCTGGTGATATTAATATCCCTGTTGATGGAGATAAACTCCAATTAGGAGCTAGCCAAGATCTACAGCTTTTTCATGATGGGACGGACACATACTTCAGAAACCATACAACTGGTTCTGTTTACCATAGAGCTAGAACTAATTGGCAAGTAGCTGTTAATGCTACAGATGGTGGTGCAGATGATGCTATTAAATGCTTACAAAATGGAGCCGTACAACTCTATTACGACCACGGTTTAAGAGCACTAACCACAGCTAATGGATTTCAAGTTGAACAATCTGCTGGTGTTGATGTAGAATTCAGAATAAAAAATAGTACAAATACTAATGCTTCAGCTACTAATTATATTTTATCTGAACATGATGGTAGGACTACAGCCAAGATAGTATTTGGTCGTAATAATGATGCTAACGATTTCAGTGCATCAGCAGCAACGACTCAAGGTGATATTCAGTTTCATACAACATCTAGTGGTACTTCAGCCGAAAGGATTAGAATAAAAGCTGGTGGGTCTATGCATTTTGGAGCTGCTGGTTCTGTTAATGCAGAAATTTTTACATTCCAGAAGAGTGCAGCCAACGGAGGTACAAATGGTCAATTAATGTATATTGATCATGCTGGAACTGATGATCATTCATGTGTTCAAATAAGACATAGAGGAGCTACTGGTTCTACATATAGATCACAAATATCTTTTCTAGATGATAATGCAGATGTAGTTGGAAGTATAAGATCTCATGGTTCTGCAACTCAATATAATACAGCTTCAGATTATAGACTAAAAGAAAATGCTGCAGCAATAACTGATGGTATTACAAGGTTAAAAACTCTTAAACCATATAGATTTAACTTTAAAAAAGATCCATCTACAACAGTTGACGGATTCTTTGCACATGAAGTAACAGCAGTGCCAGAAGCAATTTCTGGTGAAAAAGATCAAGTTATTACTCAAGCACAGGTTGATAATAAAACTAGAAAAGAGGCAGACTTAGGGAAACCAGAATATCAGCAAATAGACCAATCGAAACTTGTACCTTTACTCACTGCTGCTTTACAAGAAGCAATCACAAAAATCGAAACACTAGAAACTAAAGTTGCTGCGTTAGAAAGCGCATAAGTTTGACAGATTAGTGATCTTACAATGAGGAGAAAGCTCTGCAAAGAGTGAGTATCTTCTTGTTTGATATTTAAATGGCATACATCGGTAGACAACTTGTACGAGGACAAAATCGTGTTCTTGACGACATCTCAAGTAGTTTCAACGGAAGCACAACTGCTTTCAACTTAACTGTATCAAGTTCATCGTCTCCTCCAGCGAGTGTTAATCAACTTTGGATAATCCTTGGAGGTATTTTACAGAAACCTGGGACAGATTTTACAGTAGCCGATGCTGTCATTACCTTTACGACTGCTCCAGCATCTACTTTAAGTTTCTGGGGAATGATTCAAGGTGATACTTCGGACATCAACTCGCCAGCTGATGCTTCAGTTACACCTTCAAAGATTGCTAATAGTGGAGATTTTGCTTTTCCAGCTGACGTTAGATTTAAAGATGCCGATGGCTCACATTATGTAGGTTTACAAGCACCATCTACTGTAAGTAGTAATTTAGTTTGGACTCTTCCTGCAGCTGATGGTTCAGCTAATCAAGTACTTAAAACAGATGGATCAGGGGCATTAGGGTGGGCTTCTGATGCTAATGCACCGGAAGGTACCGCTGTATTGTCTACAGGAGAAAGCGGGGGTACTAAATTTTTAAGAGAAGATGGAGATGGTACATGTTCTTGGCAAAGTGCAACGCCAGGAGCTGGAACAATAACAGCAGCAATGATTGCTTCTGGCCTTAAATTAGTAACTACAGATGGACAAAGTAATACTGTAGTTGGTACGAATGCTGGAGACGCATTTACTGGAACAGATGCTAATTCTAATACTTTAATAGGATATGATGCTGGTACTGATATAACAAGTGCTGATGGTAATACTGCTGTAGGTAGAGAAGCTATGGCTAATACTACAACAGGAGGTTATAGCTGTGCTTTTGGTAAGTCTGCATTAGCAGCTACTACAACAGGTAATAATAATAATGCTTTTGGTAATCAAGCTTTAGCTAATAACACAACTGCTTCTAATAACGCTGCTTTTGGTGAAGCTGCTTTACAAGATAACACCACAGGAGCAGAGAACACTGCTGTTGGAGCATATGCTTTAAAAGATAACACAACTGCAAGTAATAATACTGCTGTAGGTAGACGTTCCTTATATGTAAACACCACTGGTACTGCCCTTACTGCTGTAGGTAGAAATGCATTAAATAACAATACGACTGCATCTAATAATACTGCTGTAGGTATGGATGCATTAGAAGCTAATACAACTGGAGCAAATAATACTGCTGTAGGTATGAATTGCTTACAGCAATGTACAACAGGTGCTAGTAATACTGGTATTGGTTCTGCTGCATTAGATGCAGTTACGACAGGTTCTGATAATACAGCCGTAGGTAATCTTGCATTAGACGCAGTTAGTACTACATCAGAAACAACTGCTGTTGGTTCATATGCATTATCAAATCTAACTTCAGGAGTACAGAATGTTGGAGTTGGTTATAAAGCATTGTTTACAAATGTCAGTTCAGCTAATAATACTGCTGTAGGTTATAAAGCATTAGAAGTAAATACTGGTGCATCTAATACAGCTGTTGGTACAAAGGCGTTAGATGAAAATACTACAGGTGGTGCTAATACAGCCGTTGGAGATCATGCCTTAGATAACAATACAACTGCAAGTAATAACACAGCCGTTGGTTATATTGCTTTAGAAACGAATACGACAGGTTCTGAGCTTACTGCTGTTGGCTCCGAAGCATTAGAAGCAAATACTACAGGTGGTGCTAGTACAGCAGTTGGTTTTAGAGCACTTCATTCAAACACAACTGGTACTGGTAATCATGCTCTTGGGTATGAAGCTCTGAGAGATAATACAACAGGTGGTTATAATGTTGCTGTTGGTTATCATTCACTGTTACAAGCTACAACTGCTAGTTATAATATAGGAATAGGAGGCTATGCAGGTGATTCAATAACGACAGGAAATGATAATGTTGCAGTTGGATACGCTGGATTATCAGTGCTTTCAACAGGATCTAATAATACTTGTGTAGGTAATTCTTCATTACAAAATGCTACTACAGGAGGACAGAATGTTGCTGTTGGTAGATATGCAGGATATTCAAACACAACTGCTTCTTATAACGTTTTTGTTGGTAATAATTGTGGCTATAGTCTCACAACAGGACAATACAATACTGCACTAGGTGATAGAGCTTTAGCAGGGGCTACTAATACAGCCAACGAGAATACTATGGTTGGTCATTGGGCTGGCTATGACATTACTACTGGCGGTTATAACAATTGCTTTGGTACAAGTACCGGAGGTAACATAACAACAGGTACTTATAATTCAGCATTTGGTAGACTTGGTTTACACGATCTTACAACAGGAGGATCAAATACAACTATTGGTGTAAGTGCTGGATATAGTATTTCTACAGGTAGTCATAATGTTTGCTTAGGTACTCACGCTGGTAATGGTCAGGTTACAACTGGCTCTAATATGCTATATATTGCTAGAGGCTCCGGTGCTGCTGGTGCAGCTGATGTATGGGTTAGAGGTGATGGTAGTGGTAACTGTATTCAAGGAAGTAACCAAACTGCTTGGGATACTACTTCAGATAGACGACTTAAGAAGAATATAGTAGAAAGTACTAAAGGACTTGCTGAAATTGATCAATTAAGAGTAACTAATTTTGAATATAGAACAGAAGATGAAATTGATATGAGTGAGTTTCCATTAGCAGAAAAACCAGATCAAGTTTGTCTTGGTAAAAATAGAGAGGGAAAAATTCAAACAGGTGTTATTGCTCAAGAGGTGGAAGCTGTTCTTCCTGAATGTATAAAAGTAAGTGAGCGTGGAGCAAAGACTGTTCAAACTGATCCTATTTTATGGGCATTAGTTAATGCAGTGAAGGAATTATCTATAGAAGTTAAAGCACTTAAAGCAGGTTAGAATTAGAATATAGCTAATTAATTTTTATTATCATGGCAGAAAGAACAGCCGATGAAGTAGCAGAGATTTTTTCTGCAGCTGGTGATAGCGTCACTGTAATCAATACAGCTAAGACATCAGAAGAAACAGACGCTGAGTACAAGGATGCAATGAAGCGTAATGTAGAGCATCTTGAAATTATCAAGGCATACAAAAAAGAGGATGGAACAACCTCTATATGGACAACTGAAAGTTTTACAGCAATTGATGCTGCAATAACTAAAGGTAAAGCAGTTTACTCTTAAATTATTTACGCTTTCTATAGAAGTGCAGATCAATTCTCAGTTTGCCGTAGTACAAAATACCAAGCCAAACTGAGAACATGAATCCGTCAAACCAACTTAGGTTTTGCCATGCATGGACTGCACTTTCCATTTACCACATACCAAGAATTATTTACTTACCTTATAGTCACTTAATATAGCGATTATGAAGTAGGAGCTGGTGCATAGATAGGTTGAAATATTCCTTTACCTCCCTGAGAATCGTCGTCATCATCATCTATATCTGCACCAGAGGCAAAGTAGATGATAAGTAAGACGACAACAGGAAGATAAGGAAAAAATAATGCTAACTGAACGTCTGACATTTAGGTTTAATCACGAATAGGTGATTATGTGAAGTATGTGAATTTAGTGTAAGCAGCGATGAGTACCCAAAATGCCATCATTGCAAACCTGCCATTTGCTCTTGACCAAATAGCTGCGTTAGAGTTTTCCATCTTAGAAAATACCAGGGATAACTTGACCAGTTGTTAGATATGCTCCTAGTAAAGCAACAAATCCAATCATGGCCCAACGAGAGTTAGCTAGTTCAGCTTCCTCAATGTATCCTTTATATTCTTCGCTGATTCTAGGTTGAACTTCTTTTGCGAAGATATTTTGCTTACCATATTCAGTTGTTATATGAGAATCCATTTTAAAAGATTCCAGGAATAATTTGACCAGTTGTAGCATATGCACCTAGTGCTGCTACGACACCGAGCATTGCTGCCCAGCCATTGAACTTTTCTGCTTCAGGAGTCATGATTAAATTTGTGTAAAATATTCACCCCTTTATATTACATTAAGTTTTGTTACAAATAGGTATAAATACCTACTAATTGATTACGGTTATTACTAATTAATCTTGTAAAAAGTATAATTCAAGAATAATTCTTCTCCTTCTCTTATTTCTTTAATAGTTTTAATGAAATAAAACTGATCTTTTGGATATTTTTGACAATTAGGCTCATCAGAGTGGTTAATAAAACCTCCTAAAGGTGTCCTATAAATTTCATCATTGTGGATGATGTGAGACATTCCTAATTCATGTCCAGCTGGTACAGTCTCTTTAGCAAAAATCCCTTGTCCTGCTATAGGACTATTCTTTACATGTAGTTGATTAGGTAGTGCTTGATAAGTCATAAAAAAGCCCACTAGTGGAGTACTAGCAGGCTTTATTTTACTCTTAAAAGTTAGATTAGAACTTATACTTAGCTCCAATTTTAGTACCCCAAGACTTATCATCATTGGTGTCTGCATCTGCAGTTAAAACTGATAGCTCACCATAGAAACCAAGCTTTTCAGTAGCAGCTAAGTTAGCTCCAACTTTTCCTGAAATTCTTGTATCAGAGTCAACACCATCAGCAGCAACTACTGCAGGACCGCCTTGTACATAGTATCCAAAAGAATCTGTACCACCTTCGTAGCCGATATGGAAATCTGTTGTTCTAGAGGTATAGTCTGAACCTGTGTATGACGCATTTGACTCGACGTTTGCATAGAGGCCGCCTGCAAATGCAGCAGGAGCGGCTAAAGAAGCAGCAGCAGCTGCAAAAATAATAGGCTTAATCATTGTTGTCGAAAATATCTAAGACCTTCCTAAACTAACATCTAAAAACCCAGATGTAGTAAGGGTTTTCACTATGCCAATTTATTTTCTGGCAGTATGGTTGGAGAAGATTCGTGCTTTTGATCAGACTTTCTAACGGCTAAACCTTTGATAAATGGGCGTCCTTGCTTAGTAAAGTGACTTACATTTTTTAAATCTAATTGGTTCTTACAGCAATCAAGAAGGAGTGCAATAAAGCGTTTCTGACCTACTGGTTTTGAGCCTGTATCCTCACAGTATGAGCAGTAGCTGGCATATAGGTGAAAATTACTATTGCAGTATCTTTCTTTAGCATCTTTGGCAGCTGGAATTTTCTTACCTACAGAAGATACGACGTCTGCTTGATGGATTATTTCAGACTGGAGCCATTCAACTAGATTATTACTATTAAGGAGAATCTCATTACGTACTCTTTTTAGTGAATGAACTTTTTCATAGGTATCTAGTAGATATTCACGCATCTCTTCAGTTTTCATATCTAATACCCAGTTAACTAATCCAGGTAAGAAGTTCTTCCATAAGCCCTTTACCACTCCACCTTCGACTTTAATCATCTCTTTCGCTTGAGAATTTTTATCCCATAATGAGCGATTAAACTCGACAGTTAAGCGTCGTCTTGACAATCCAGAAGTGTTATCTGTTGTTTGGATTGGTTCGTTTGCACAAACCATAACCATGCCTGTATAGACGAAAGGTTCTCCAACATTTTTATTTTTTTCTTCAAATCTGAGGTTATCTCCTCCAGTTAGTGCTTTGAAGATTTGAGCTGATCCACCATAACGTTCTGAGTCATTGATTAGAGTCAATCTCTTGTTTTTGATTGAAGCAACTTCGAATCGACTTTGTTCTAGTTGGTTTAGGGTTGTACTGGCGTAGTTACCATGTCCGACTAATGCACAACATAGATTTGCAAAAGTTGATTTACCTCTACCTCCAGGCCCAATGACTTCTAAAAATCGTTGTAGCTCATGCCCCTGACCGATCAGGCAAGCTTTAAGCCAAGCTCGTAGGACTTGTACTCTTTCTTCATCTCCATACTGTGTACGCTTCAACCAGTCGATGATAGGACCAGGACTTGCTTTAGGTTCATAATCAAAATCAAGACCCCATGTTAGATAGTATTCAGGATTATGATCAAGAAAGTCTCCAGTACTTATTTCAAGAACACCATTTTTAAAGGCTAATCGATCATCATCGTCATCCCAGTAGGTATGGGTAATGTAAGCCTGAGTTAAGTTAACGACATCACTAAGTAAGTGAGAAGTAAAACCCCCTGGAGTAGGAATATTTTCCCTTAAAAAGAGGTCTTGTACGAAGTGTTTGTATTCGTGGCGATACTCCTCACGTCTCCAAGTTCCTTTACTTCTTTGATAGAACATAAAGGTATCAAATTTAGGGTCATATCTCCATCCACATTCAATTACCATCCCAGTAACAAAGTCAGCTAGTTCTGAAGCTGGTGGAGTTTTAGGTCTTGCTCTACCTTTGACTGCTTGTTCTATTTCTTCTTTTTCTTTTTGGGAGGGAGGACCGATTATTTCTTTTAATGCTGTATTTAAATCGGCTATATTTTCTTTTTTTGCTCCAGTTCCTTCCTTAAATAAAGCTTTTGCGCGTTTAGCTAAGACTTCAGGAGAAGATTCAACTACAAAGCCACCAAATTCTACAAAGCCATCTTCTTTAGCTTTTGCTCTAAGAGTATGAAGACCTGCACCTCCTTCTGGAGCCGGACCCCCAGGCATTTTTTCAAATGTTTCCCATTTTTGTTCACAAACACCTACCTCAAAATTAGGTGCTTCAGAAGACCAATCAACCCAGTCTTGTAGTAAGGTTTCATCAATTTGATGAAGGGCTACTCCAACAATTATCCACTCCTCATAATCAATTGCACGTTCTGGATTAAGATGATCAAGATAAATCTTAGCTTCATTTACTAAGTCTTCTTTTTGATATTCAGAACCGTCTTCGTAACTAAGGTTTACTTGTTGAGTAACAACACCAACGGATGGAGATTTACGATATTTATTAGTGGGAAATTTTTTAGCTATTGCCTCAAATAACCATTCAGGTAACTCAGGAGGATTTTTCGCATATTCGAAGCCACCATGGGGAGTAGTGTAATAACCTTCAGTATCAGGATGACTGCCCATAAGTGCTCCTTGACGGGAGCGAAAGAGGATTTCAAATGAAGGAATCCCAATCTTAATAGTTGCTTTATCTGGTAATAAAGAAAGTTTTGAAGAAGGGATGCTAAAAAGCATTCTTTGTCTTCCTTCTTTACCAGAGGAAATGGTTAATGTTGGAGGAAAGATTGTATTTATAGCTCCACCGGCTAATGCTTCAAGTTCTGGTATTGCGTCAGGACCATCAATATCTACCCAAATAAGCCCACCTTCATTAGACCATTGCCCACTTATAAGTCCTACACCAGTTGCAGCTCCGTCTTCTAATTCTTGTCGGATACGCTCAACAGAGTAAGGTTGAGAAGTCCAGCCAGCAATATATGCTCTTTTATCCCTTAATGGAGTTAAAGGCCAGTGGGCAGGTATTAAGTCAAGATTGATTTCACCTGCTTTTAGATGATTATCAGGACGTTTTGGTTCTTGTGAGGCAGTAGGCACGTTTTTCTCTTTTCGTATATTTCGGTAATAACACCAGCAGTAGCGTAGCTACTTTTCGTTAAAACGCTAGGTGTGCTGTATAACCAATGTATAGGAAATTTATTTATCCTTCAAGTTTCCTCTTTATCCCCGTCTATACCTTCCATCTCAACTTCTGCCTTTTCTTGAGCAGGTAAAATCTCGTTGTAATATTTGCTTACTGTGTCTAACCATTTTTGTTTATACTTCTCAATTGTTGTGCTTTGAATTACAAATACTTGGCTATCTTCTCTTGTTGCAACAAAAGTCATAATCAATTCTGGTTTAAGTCCAATGGTGTGTTCTAGAGCTAGTGCATAGGCTGCCATTTGTAATTGACATTTGGAATATTTCATAAAGCCTGCTCTCCTTTTACCATATTCATTTTTTGGAGTTCCAGCTCCAGGCCATCTGGAGTAATAAGGACCATTACTTGTTTTTAAATCTCCAAGTACTAATTGTCCTCTGTATTCTGCAACTATGTCAGGTGCTCCTGCCCATCCATGAGATTTATTTTCATCAACACCAGGATGCCATACACGAGAAATACCATCTCCACCCATTGTCCAACCATAATCATCAGGATTAGCTGGATTTTCTGCCCAAACAACATTTTCTAATTTATCTAAATTATCTGATAATCCGTCCCAAAATTCTGCTATTTCTGGGTCTTCAATTTGTGGTTCTTTGTTAACACCTAATAAATATTCTTCCATTAAGGAATGGACCTTAGTTCCTCTAGCTGCGGCAGCTTCTCTACCTCCTGGATTTTTCTTAGCCCATCTTTCTAAAGCAGCTTTATTTCCTGAAGTAGCCGATAAAATTGTAGTAACTGAAGGGAGTGCGCCGTATGGCGTTTTGTAATGTCTCGATCCACCAATTGTTACTCTTGTGTCTCCTTGGGAGCGATAATCCAAATCATTATTCGACACGTCGCAAGATGTATAGATCTTAAGGAGAATAACCCTCCTAAATCTTGCTCATTCTTTAGGTTCAATATCTATTAGATGTTTTTTAGCCTCTTCTATGTTGTTAAAGAACTTACAACTTCCTATGTAACAACTTAAATATCTTTCAAATGTTGTTTTACCTCCTGTTAAAGGATAGGTATGAACAGTGCCTCCTTGAGGTGTTGTCAGGATTAGTTCTGGTTTAGTTTTCATTAGTCGTGTTCAACTTCTGGTGGTCTTTCAGTAAAGCAATTTTCAATTTTGGATGCGAATTGCATGTTTTGAAATTGTCCTACATGTGCTTGGATTCTCGCATGAATATCAAAAGCTGATTTGATAGCATCTTCAGGACTTATCATTAGTTTAGAATTAGCTAATAAACCGGAAGTCAAGATAGTAATTGCTAGTTCCTGAGGATTAATGGTGAAAGCGCGTAAAGATTTTCCATTATCGGTAAATGATGAGAGAAGAAAATCTAGGTGTTCCAGATTTGGATCAGGGGTGGCATGTTCTGGCATAATCAGTCCTCCAAATTTTGAATGTGGTATAGAGAAATGGTACTTCTTCTAATTACAGGGGTAAGTAGACCCTCGTCTTTGAGGGCATGAATACGACGTTGAATAGTTCTATGATTGCGCCCAAATTTTTTAACCACTTCTGTAATAGGTATAAGAACTAAGTGGTTACCCTCGAAATCAGTTGAGACTTCCAGTAGGTAGGTATGGATGTCTTTTGCTAGTTCATCCATGAGGTTTGTCTTCATTTTTTTCCTGTGTATTTTTGATTCTACGGTTGTCTTACTCTTCTTTTTTATTCGGATTCGCTAAATGCTCTTGATATTTAAGAACTCCACTTTTTGCTGTTTGAAGATCCATGGTCCAACATCCCTCCCAGTTGTAGAGTTTGCTTGGAAATTTAAAAAGGACATGTCCTGTATTTCCATGTTTTAAACTTTTTATTTCATAATCGGAAAATATTATTGAATCGAGGATTTCCGATGGTCCTCCTCGATACCGAAGTTTTTTTGATTGTCTCACTGCTGGTTTGCAACAACAAGACTACCTTATCTGCCCTAATCTTTAGCGATCAAAGAGCTTGTATTGTTCGTCAAGATTACCTTTAAACTTTGCCGCTTCAATGTCTTTCTGGCTTGGTTTTTTAGGTGGAATCAGATCCCATTTGGATCTTTCGTCTTTCCTTCTGGCTGAATCTTCGATTAAATCGTGATACATTCTTTTGCGATGCGGTTCCATTGATTTTAGTAAGAGTGAATGTGCCGTTGTCCTTATCAATCCATTCGATTTCATCACCTGTAGACCAGTTAAGTTTTTGAAGAAGTGTTTCTGGAAAATCAAAAACACCATCTTCAGTTATAGAAACTGACCAAGATCTAGGTGAGATGTAGTCTTGTGGATGTGCAATGGAAACGATTAGACGTTGGTCTGAGAATGGTACACAGAGTAATGAATACATCTGGGAAATCGTCTCTTTATTAATAATATGACATTTGAAGGTTTTGCTTTCAAGATCTTTATACTCCTTTCTTAATTCTTTTTCGTAAACCGTAAACAAGTGAGACTCTTTGGACTAGTCGTGAAGTGGAGGGAGCCTCTTTTGGATGATCAGATAAGACTTTTCTAATTCTCTCTCGATCTGGCAGCTCTTCTTGCTTTTGATTAATGATTGAGTTATCTATTGCTCTTGTAATTACAGTTCTTTTATAGAGTCCAAAATTTTCCTTTTCATTACGTGTCCACTTATCAAAATTGTCAATTAATTTTGTTTTAGTTGGTCTAATAGTTGCTTGATACTTATCACCTGTAGGTTTTGAACTTATTAATCGTTTTTCATATGCCATTTTAATAATGTTAATAACATTAGATCTCTTCTTTTTCCAGTGTTCTTTACTATTTTTTATTTCTTTTTCTTCTCTTTCTAGTTTATTTATGATCGCATCACACTCTTTAATAACACCTACAATGGCGTCAAATTTAGATTCTTTTCTAGACTTAAGCGAGTTCCATATGTATTTAAGTTCCTCTTTTTCTTCGTCAGTTACATCTGGTGAGTTTAATAAATAGTCAATTTGTTCACCTTCTTCTAATAGACGAAGATAAGAGATAGGGTCTGCCATTACTTTCCTTGTCCTCTATATTTCTTTTTACTTTTCCAAGCATATGAGCCACGCTTACGTCTGCCATCACCTATAGAGGTCTTTTTTGGTATTGCATCGCTTTGCTTTTTACCATCTGTCCAAGCAGCTTTAGCCATTAATTAAGTGATCTGTGATCCGATTTTAATCTTAGTTCGGTCTCTGTCAATAACATTAGTTAGACTAAGTAATAGGTCTCTTCAGTTATGTCGTCTTTTAAAGTAGTCGAACTATCTTTTGAACCCATTGACCAAACTCCTAGTTTGGAAGATGAGTTTACTCTTAAAGCTGTTTCAACTCAGATTGAAAAGGTACAGGATATTGAGGAATTACGACATGGGGCTATGAATTTGTTGGGTATAGCGATTCAGCGTCAAGCAGTTATTCGTGGTCTTTGCAAACGTTTAGCAGAAATAGAGACTCAAGGTGTGATTAAAAAAAGTTACGACGGTTGAACTCAGCAAAACAGTATAAGAAGTTGGTCAAGCTGGCGACCAAGGCAGAGAAATGTGTCTCTAGAGAAAAGGCACTAAAGATTATGAAGAAAGCTGAAAAGGCTTACTCTAAATTATCCTCTTCTAAGTCTTGAAGAGTAGCTGCTAGTAGTCCAACAATTAAAAAAGCTGCCCCAGCCCCAATGGAGAGGAACAGCAATTTTGTCATGACTAAATAGAGAGTTGAATACTCCATATTAAGTTTTACTTTAGGCCACCAACTAAAGCACCAGTTTCATCTTTAGCTCCTAGTGCAGCTCCTCCATCTCTTGCTTCTGGAAGTTTGAGACTATCCAATGCTCCGGCAACTAATGGATGCCAACTGGACTCATCTTCACATGCTGCAAAATAACGCTTATACATAAGAGCGGGTGGAAGAGATTCGTAAACTTCTTCGATATATTTAAAGTCCTCTTCTTTTTTCGGATAGAAATCCTCAAGGGTTTCTGGTGTAGGAATAACCCATGATTCAGCAACGGTAATTGCTGATGATCCTGCATCAGTTCCATATTCTTCTGCATCAAATGTAGGAGTCCAAATTGAAGCAGCGGCTTGTAGATCACTCATAGCTGCAGCTGATTTAGTTTTATACTTTTTACTAAAGGCTGCTTCTAATTGTTCTAAGAATTGTTGATAGCGTTCAACAAATTTATTTGATGCTCCTCCATGTAGAGCTAAAGAAATTGGTTTTCCATGAATAGGAATACCATTTGCATCAACTATGAAAAATAGTACTACGCGACGTTTTCTAAATGGTGGATCGCCGGGTTTACTATCATCATTGTTCCATTCTTCCCAAAGATTAGGAATGACGCCTACTTGACCATAGACTTTTCCTCTTTCTTCTTGTCTTTTATCTTCCCAGAAAACAGGGTCATCAAATTTTGCACCTCGGATGACCATTAATCTTGGAGTCTTAAATACAATTCCTTCTTTTGTTTCAGCACCTGCTCCAGCTCCAAATTTTCTTTTTGCTGTTTGAGCATCAGGTTGTTCTTTAAGTTTTTTAATATCAATGCCAGCTTTGTCAGCATCCATATTTGTCATCCATAATTCATGCTTACCAAATCTCTGATAAAACAAAGCTTTTGGTAAAGGACGTATTTCTCCTTGATATTTTTCAGTGTCAAGGTAACGGTCTAATAAAGACATAATTTTTTTGAGTTTGTTTAAAGGATAGCGTTTTTAAAAAGGGATGCCATCTTCGGCATCTTTTGTAACTTCAACAGCTGGAGTAGTAACTGGTTCAGTTTTTTCTTCAGTCTTTTGACTTTTTCCAAATAAGGCATGTTGAGCATTTTTTGCTGAAACTTTGTAGCCTCCTTGCTTGGAACCATCTTTTGCAGTCCAACAGTCAAATTTTAAAGCTCCTCCTAGAGCAAGTGATCTACCTACGTAGACATGTTTATCAAATCGTTTTGCTTCTTCTCCCCATGCCTCAATTTTAAAGGGGACACTATCATCCCATTCGTGATTAAGCTGTTTCTGTTTACTAGCTTGGCATAGTAGAAGGAAGTTAACGACTCCATTCCCTCTAGGAAGTACTTTTAGATCTCCTCTCCAACCCACTGCACCAGCGAGCTGAACTTGATTTAATTCGCAATTAGGATGAGTAATCTGTAATTCTTGGGTAGGTACGACATACATACGACCATCTTTTTCTTCTTCATCTGGTTGAACCCTTTTATAGAGTCTCCCTGTTATTAATACATTTGAGCCTATTTCAAATGCACTAGGATTAGCACTGGTTTCTTGGGCAGCAAAACTATAAATTACAAATAGAGGGGTAGCAGGATTTTTTCCTTTCCCAGGTATTTCAAAACGTAAAGCTTTGATGCTTTCTTCGTACCCTGTGTACTTGGCGCATGCGTTGATAATGTTCATGGTTACTTAACAAGATTTTGTTCTAAGCGCACCTGCATTTCTTTGAGGATTGCTTGGAGATAGTAGTCAGCGTGGTTACGTAAGTCTATGTAACCACTTTGTAGTTGTGAAAGCTCTTCGTTCGACATCTCGGTAAAAGGCTTTTCTTTTTTAGTACGTGGTGGCATGAGATATTTATGTGCATAGCAACTGTACTTGGATAATCTAAAATAGACAAGATAATACCTATTTATTTAGTGTTAATAATATGAATCCACTGATTAAGAAAAACCTCGATGGTGTGCTAGGAAATTCTTTTGTTGAACATAATCGAGATTATGGAGGACCTATACATCCGTGGGGGTATGATCATCGTCAAGAGGATCAAGCTAAGAGAGAATCTGGGTTTTACCAAGCTCGTAAAACGAATCCAGAAGTAGCTTTGATGACTCCACAGGAATTTGAAGAATGGAAGAAAGCAAATGGATTACCACCTACTGTACGGAGTACAGGTGTTTTAGGAGGACCAGTTACCCCTGTACCATTTCCAAAATATGATCGAAGTATTTTTGGTGGTAATGATTCAAATACACCTGTACCTTTTCCAAAATATGATTGGGGAGAACGAGCACCAGGTTGGGGACATCATCCAGGAGTAAAGACTATGGAATGGAATTACGAAAGAGATGGTGATCCAGGAGCAGGTTTAGGTCCTATTGGTACATATGATCCAAGATTTCCTCCACAAGTAGTACCTCTAGGTAAGGGTTGGTAATGTCTAACCCTGTTACAAATTGGTTTTTTAAAGGACAAAATACTCGTATTCCTAATGAAGCTACTGCTAGTTGGGGAGATCTTTTTAGAGATGATTGGAGTCAGAGAGGTAAGTTTGGTAAAGGAGGCTCGAAAGGAGGATGGGATTTAACTCGTGGATTCCGACCAGGTGTGCCTGCTAATGAAGGTGGCTTCATGTCGGGACCAACTCCATTAGGGCGTCAAGCTGTTTTAAGAGGTTTAGATTTTCTTAAAAATTATGCAGGACCAACTGCTATAGGGGCTCAGCTTTGGGGACAAGGTCAAGAAGGATCAGCTTTGGATCAAGCAACTGAAGCTATGCCTGATTTACAAGTTGGTCAATTTGGTATAAGTAATAATCCTGAAACTGATATAGGTAAAAGAACAGGAGATTTTTTAAAAGGCTTAATTAAATTCTAGGAATTTTATTTAATACTGGAGCCAAGTCTTTTTCTACTATCTTTGTAGTTTTCTCTGCGATATCATCCAGAATATTAACGTCAAGACCTGCGAATGGTGGAATGATACCAAGTATGCGAAGTAATCCATCTACAAATAGTGCTAGACATATAAAGCCTAAAACCATACTAATAATTGTTGCCTTGAAGTTATGTTCTGCCATCGATGCTTCATCGATTGCTCTAGCTTCTTCAACAGCAGCTGCAACCATGGCGTCTACTTCACTTTTAGTATAAAAATCTCCTAAGAAAGGGATGTCATGTTTATCCATATTTAATTTTTTGAGAATTTGTACTCACTAAGTTTTTAGTACAACATGGGCTAAAGTTTTGAAATGAACACACACGATCCAGTTGAACGTTACTTTGAATGCATTTCTCATTGTTATTTAGACGATGAGGAAGAGACATGTCTCAACGTATGTGTGGAAAGGCTGAAGGAGGATCAAATAAGATGATGCTCTTTCTGATACTTTCCGACATCTCTCTGTAACCAGTACCGACGTAAATTTGTCCGGCTACTACTGAAGCTGACATGATTCCCCAGAAGATGTAATACCAAGATGATTTGATTTGGTGTTTTTTCTTTTTCATTAGTGGGTCTCCATCCAGTTTTTTCCTGATTTGGCTTCGCCAGTTAGAGGACACTTTAAATTGAAAAATTCTCCAGACTTACGAAAAGAGTCGATGGCTAAACTTTTGTAAAGATCCTCAAATTGAGGTTTTACAAGAGCCTGAATCTCATCGTGTATGTGTGCGACGAATGCAAAGTGACAAGCCCATTTTAATCCTGCTTCGTACAAATCCTTGTATAGGATACATGTAGCTTTTTTAACTGTTATTGCACCTGTTGATTGAAGTAGCTGATTTAAAGCGGAATGTCGAGATCTGATTTGTAAATGTCTACCATCTATTCCAGTTAAATATCCTCGTTGTAAAACACGTTCATCAACTTTATCTTTTAATTCTTTAATAGCAGGTAAATTTTTGTAGAAAGTATTGATAGTTTCATAGCCTAATTCTTTTCTTTTTTGTTCACTTAAAGAGACATCTAAGATAGAACCAAGTTTCTGGGCGCCGGCTCCATAAAGTACGGCATAAATCATAGTTTTTGCAAGCTCTCTCGTCTTTTTATCTATTTCACCTTTACCATCAAATATGCCAAATAATTTTGCATTATGAGTATGAATATCAAAATCGTCTGTACTAACTAGCTTTGCATACTCCCCATCATCGAAGTAGGCTAATTGAGCACCTAATGCACGTAGCTCTAAACCACTAGCATCAGCTCCTATTAGTAGCCATCCAGGTGTTGCATGAAATAAGGCTCTACATTCTGCGCCGTATTGGTGACCAACTCTAGGAATTTGAGCCATATTGGGACCTCGATGACTACATCGTCCCGACACACAAGCGTTTGTAATAACTGAGCCATGTATTCTTCCGTCTTTATATTTCTGACTATGTTTTAGCCAAGCTTCCTTACCTTCAATTATTTGACCGAGTCTTTTATTAAGTAATTGATATTCAGCTAGAAGAGACGCCTCTGGATATTTTTTACCCAAGATTTCAAGGACGTCATCATCAACCTTAACATTCCCTTTTTCGGTCTTGGAGAATCTAATCTCAGGGTAACGCTCTCGTAACCTATCCGCAGTTTGTTTACGCGAAGCGGGGTTAAACGTAGTGACCTTGTCCTTAAGTCTTTTCCCCGTCTTGACTGAAATCCTTTCTTCTGTAATTGGCGGGAAAACTTTCTGTAACTGTTCATCGATTTCTGTATGTCGTGTTTTAAGAGTGTTAACCAAAGCATACGCTGCTTTTTCGTTAAAAGGAAATCCATAGTCCTCCTGAAGGGTCATTAAGACTGCAAAGTTATGCTCTAACTCATAGCAGCGAGGGTCCAATTTCTGAGAAGCGAGGTAATTGTACAGCTCTAATGAGACTAGGGTGTCATTCTCGCAATACTTCTGCATCTCTGGAGTCCACTTATCCCATTTATCAGCACCATCCTCTACTGGGAAATCAGACTTATTGACATTTAACCTGTCACCCCATGCTCCTAGAGAATGTTTACCTTTATATTTAGGATCAATATGAGAGAATTTTTGCTCATCTACTGGATCTAACTCAGGCCATAAAACACGACTCATTATGAGGGTGTCACAGAGTATACAATCTGGTTTCTTCTTAATATTGGGGTAAACTTTTGCTAATGCTCTGAAATCAAAGTTGATTATATTGTGACCGATGATTAAATCAGCTTGAGATATAAGGTATAAGCCATTATGAATTGGTTCATAGTCTGGTTCATCTGAACAGCTATAAACATGGTTTGTATCAACATCCCTGAGTACAAGGCTGTGTACTTTGTCTAATTGATGGACTAGACCATTAGTCTCACAGTCCAGTACTAGTCTCAACATGAATTAAAAACAATGCTTATAAAGCTTCGCCACATTCACTATATCAAGTTCTCCGATTAAGCCAAGCTTTCGAAGTCTCTCATCTACGTTCTTAGCTGAAGTTAAATCTGGGAGGCAGAGAGTTTTATTTAATCCATTTGTTTTCTTTATTTCAATTAATTCAACTCCCTTTTTATCTTCAGAGATACATAGAACTTTTAGGTTTTCGGAATCCCACAAGACGTATCCGCTTTGCATGGTTCAATCCTTAATTGATTCATGGTTGGGAATTGATTTCATCATCCATATATCTAATGCAACGTGTAGTAGTAATGGCACCATTTTATAGGCGGGTTCTGGTAGTCCACCAAATAGTGCTGCAAGCTTATCGCTTAGATCAGTTCGATGTAGCTCTTCTAGCTCAACTGATAACATGTTCGCTACATTAAGGAAGAAGTCAGCAGGTTCTTCGTCTTGGTGTTTTAGTTGTTCAACTATTTCCCAAAGTTGGGGGTCTGATTGAATCAGTCTTAGTAATTCTTCCACGATGACTTATCGAGTACGCCGCAAGTTTACGAGTACTAAATTTTGCATTGATGATCAAATATGTAAAATTTTCTTGAATCCTCTTCGAGAATATAGGGAAGGCTATTGGAGTTGGAAGGTTGGTTTTGCAGTTGGTAAATCTAATCGTCAATTAAATGATTGGTTTAATGAGAGAAAGAATAAAAGATCCAGATCCTTACATCAAAAGATAACTGGAAGAACTGGGATGAAAGCTATTCGTCGAGGTTTTCAGGAAGTATTGAAATTACGTTGGTTAATTCAACCAGGAGATTGTGTAGAACTGGATTGTACTTCTGGTGATCCTGATAGGCAATTTCACGCTTGGAGTCGTTGGCATAAGTATCATCCAGAGTGGGTTATTAATTATGAGCAAAAATCTTTTTATTGGTATAGACCTCCTTATCCAGATGATGCAGTTTGGAAATCATTTGACATTACTCCTATTACACCAATTGATCGGGCAGCTAACACTACTGGTGAAAAATACTTTGATTGTTTTCGTGTTAAGCCAAAAGGAGATAAAAAAGAATTTTCAATGGAAGAGACACTAGAATTAGTTGGTCAAATTTTACCTAGTTAAGTTGCTTTATCCTTATCGATCAGTTGATTTATATGATCATAAGTATGGAGTAAATCCTATTGCTCATGGTTATTTACTTAAGTTCCAACCTTGGTACTACGACGGTAAGACTGTTTGGTGGGATAAAAGCTACGAACTCAGAAGTGAAGCAGAAAAAGCAGCCGAAGAATTAAAAGAAAAGATTAGCGAGTATAAGATACTCCGTGGGTCGGAGAAGAACAGTGTCAGGCCCGAAGGGGAGGCGTAGTTTTTACTGTTTCCTGCGTCTAGTGAACGATAACCCTGCCGAAGGAACAGCGGTGGGGTTACCCCTTTCAATTTCTTAATAATTTTTTAACATTTAATGTATCACTATAAACGGTATCAAAGGCTACCAAATCGGTATACTTAAAGAATAAACACACACGGTGCTTACCATGGCAAGCCTTACTTATCGCGGAATCGTTTATCAAAAGAACGTTTCAGCTCCTACAAGAGAAACTGTTTCTGACGCTCCACATACTTATCGTGGAACTAAGTATCATTACGAAGCAAAGAAAAAGAAATCAGTTGCTTGATTTTAATTAAAGCCTCACTTCGGTGGGGCTTTTTTATTGTCTAGTTCATTTTGTTCAAAGAGTATCTTTTTTATTAATTCGTCTCGTTTGTGTCTGTTTGCAGGAAGCGAGTAAAAATTGTCTTTATATATCTCTTTTATTGCTTCCTGACTATTTTCATTAGTCATGT